CCCCCCTATCCTCGGAATAATTTTGCCACGCACCATTTGTTGTAAGAAATACTATTGCCCCAGTAAGTGCAGCCTGCTCCCCATATTCTTGGAAAACAACTGCCAGATATTCATATAATAGTGGCTGTGATAATTTAATATCATCTAATAGTTCATTTATATTTGCATCTTCGAGATTTGGAAAGTGGTCTTTTGTTATGAGCATAGGAATGGATTTAATCCTTGTTCTAAAGCTTGTCTTGTTCCAGGCATTAATGGAGTTGGGAGATTTTTCCAACTATACCAATCCCAAGGACCATTTTTATCTGGTTCTAATGATAATGGTTTCTGATATTTAGGCATATCTGCTACCATTAATATCAAAACATAGTGTTTATTTTCATTTGGAAAAATAGTATTTTGAACATGCCAAAATTTTACTTCTTCTAAAATAATTCCAGTTTCTTCTTTTACTTCTCGAATAGCACATTCTTCAAAGGATTCACCGTATTCAAGATGACCACCTGGCGTAGACCACATTCCATAGGCATGATTACTTTTTCGTTTTGCTAATAAAATGAGGCCATTATTTCTTATAGTAACTCCAACACCTACTTGTGGTCTATTTATTTGCACAATGCATTCTCCACAGCAAGATATACAATTATTCCAGATAACAACGCTTCATCAGACAATAATGACAAATATTTTAATAACAATGGTTGGGCTATTAATATATCTTTCACATATATTTCAATCCAAGCTTCCTTCGCTTCCTTTTCTTCTGGAATCATGGGAAGATGTTGTGGTAGTATCATTGGTAACTTTTTCATTGTTCCCTTATTTCTACCTCACAGAAATGATCTACATAAAATCTTCCATCATAAAAGAATAGATTTGCTCCTGCATCCCATATTCTATTTGGAAGAATCAGATATAGTCCACCATCATCTGATACAAATGCTTCCCGTCCCGAATTAATAATCCATTCAAAGGACTTAATCCCTATAGAGTGTTGTTTCTTTAGGCTAATTTTCATTGATTGTTACCTCACAGAAATGATCTACATGGAATGTTCCAGAACACATTATAGATTTAGCTGCTGCTCCCCATATATACTCATGGCCAATTAAATACAATGTTCCTCTTTCGATAAAAGCTTCATGTCCCGACTTCAATAATTGATCTGTACTATATGTACCTTCATGATATTCACTTTTAAGATTAATCTTCATCGCGTTTTCTCCAAAATCGTGCTTCCTTGGGAATCCCATCATCTGATAGTTCCCGATACTTAAATTCAACAAGACTATTCAATGGAAACTCAGGATGATTATAGTTATTGATTTCCAAACCCGGATAATCCATTGCTTGTTTCCTGGCTGGCTCGTTTTCAATTAACCTCTGGGCATCCGTTAGCCCAGATAATTTTAAAATCTTTCCATCATAGACGACAACCAACGCTCCGACCATTCCATGCAACCGTCCGGTCTTCCCATATTCACCGGAAATATAGCCGATGACTTTTCCTTCGGCAGTGAACCACGGTTTATATTTTAAAAGATGATGTGTTCGCTCGGTAACATACTTTGCTGCTCCCCATCGAACCATACAACCTTCGCCACCACGCTCCAAGAAATAATCAAGCTTCTTGTCCAATTCTTCTTTTGCCAAAGAATCACTCAGAGGCAGACGCTCTTGCTCAACTACTGTTACGAACCTCGAATTGACACAACGGTTTTTCATAGCAATGTATCGTAACTCGAATGGCCAGTCTTCCTTTGCCGGATTGACTCCTCTTGACTCCGTCCACGGCCGTGCATCCTTAATGAAGAATGAATAATCATTTCGGATTTTAATCTCACGGTCATCGAATACGGTCATTGTCGGAATATCGAATGCCATGAAGTTAACGATATTCCAATCATAGTCGCTGTTTAAACATGAAATTATTTTCCTAAGTTTTTGGAACTGACCATATCCAATGAATAGCTCACCATCAAGCATCGTATTTGGCAGCGTATCAAGCCACCAATCTGGTGCATGAATAATCTTGCCAGATCGTGACCATAATCCTGTGGCAACCTGTTTTGTTAAATAGCGACTGTCTTTGATGCTATTTGCATATGGTACAGCCTCTACAGCACAGCCACGAGATATTCCGCCATCCCAAAAGGCTCTCGTACCATCGAGCTTCTCTGAAACGAACCAACCACCGATGTTTTGATTTTTATATACATGAGCCAGTGTCAGATATTCTTGTTTCATCGTTCTTTTAAAAATCTTTCATAATCTAATATGCCTTGCTCATAAAACCATTGCTCCCATGTTTCCCATTCATAATCATGGTTGCTTTCTATATATTCTATAGCAGACTGATTACTTTTTATATAGTCTTTAATACCAGCATAGTAATATTTTAAACCTTTTTCTTCTACGTCTCTTGGTTTAAAATTTATATCTATTTCCATATTAGTGCTATCCAAAATAGGTGATATCCGAAGTTAAAGTACAATCCTATTTCGCCATTATGTTTATATGGTATAATACTATATTGTTTATTTAAGCCACAAGAATCATCGCAATGTCCGAAATCAAACTTCATTGTAGCCTCTCCAACATATGTCACATAGAATATCACTTCCACGTAGTTTCACGTCACTTTTATTTTTATGGCACTTATCGCACTTTAAGTTTCCGTTCTTCATTGACTCTATAAAATCAATAAATCCTTCGACACCTTCTTCATGGATGCCTCTAACTGTTGCATACCATTCATCTCTATTTTTGTTATCAAGTGTAGCAAGATAAATTTCTGACAACTCTAAAAGTCTATTTTTACTATAACTCATAGTAGATTCTTATTGTGTAAAATAATTGAAAACCAAACTAAAAGTGGACCGAGTTCAATATTGAAATCTATTTCTTCGGACAACTTAGACCAAGCTATTGTCGGACCAATTCCCCAGATATCCCAATAGAAACAAAACCCTAATTCAAATTTCCAGATTCTAATTCTTTTTGTCATAACTTATTCCTATTAATGTTAATACTAAATCCAATATCCAATATGCCTATACCGATATTAAAATACACATATCCAATCAACTTATTCCAATAAATATCTACTCCAAGACCTATAATAGAGGTGCACCACGATAAAGATAATTCGAATCTCCAAATTTTAATTGTCTTTTTCATGGAACTTCCTTATAAAAATAATCAATTGAAAATAACAATGGCCCTAAATATAATGAAAACTTCAATGATGGATATTCCAGATAGTTACATAATTGAAATTCGACCCCAAAACCACATCTCTTTAAATTAATATTGGAATAAAAAAGAAATCTATTCATAGTATGTATCCCACCAAATTTCAATTGGTCCTAGCCACAATGAAAATAGGAATGTATTCTTTACAGTAAATGAATAATGAAAGCCTAATCCGAAAAGTTTCCAAGAATAAGCGATTCCAAAGCTACCATTTTTAATCAATTGTATTAACATCTAATATCCTCCTATATTCGTTGGATTCTGTATCATCGACAATCTCAAATACTTTACTTTCCAGCCAATCTCTCCATCCTGGATGCTTCTTAAACCAGTTTTGTCCAAGAAGATATTGCCCAATAATACAGAAATCCAATATCTTGACAGTGTTAATAACAATTTCTGGTTTTATTGGTGGACAATAATAGTCTCCTGGCTCTCCTGGCACAAATGTATAGTATATATCGGCAGCACAATTATATTTGCCAATTTTAAAATCAATTATCATCATAGCTCCTTGTAATATCTAAGATGCCTCTCAATAAAATCTCGTATTAAAATTGGACATAGATTTTTAATAATATGCTCAGGTAGGAAATCTTTTGGAAACGATTTTTCTATTATTTTTTGGTCAATAAGCCAAACAGATAGAGTACCATCACTTAGTTGGCAATCAAACATTCCATATTCAAATCTTTTTATCATAATATACCTTTAATCAAATTCGATGATTCCATATTCATTATCCGATATTGAGTAGAAACAGCGTTTGACACCATGAAACTTCATAATCTGTCGGCACTTTCGACAGGGCCTTGCTTTCGCTAACTCACCAGATCGAAGTACCCTTACGACATAGACAATGCCACCGAATCCGAGCTTCTTAACAACGCGGGCTTCAGCGTGGGCGTGGGGCTCAGGCTGTCGATTGGGAAGGTTGTTTGATTTTACAATTGCACCATCGGCTCTTAGACCGATTGCACCGAGTCGATGCTGGCGCTTCTTGTCACCATTTATTGCTATCTTTTTTGCTTCGCGGAAATATTTTTTCATTGCTTTTCAATTCTAGGATTAGGTCAATTGCATCTTCTTTATTTCCACGTCTTGTTATTTCAATAGCTACTTTGCCCTTTAAAGATACAGTGAAATATCCTTCAAAAACAGTTACTCGGAATCCTTTGTAGTAGAATGACATACTTTATTCTCCACTAATGTGTCTATAATGATTTTAGCTTCAATCTCTGGCTGTGCTACACGCACATTGGTCACAACAAAGGAGTCTTTTATTATGGAGTAATTATTTTTGTCAACAGTTATTAAATATCCACGATAATTGAATTGCTTAATCTTCATAGCTTCTCGCTTTATTAAAATCAAGATTCGTTCTAAAATATCTTATCATTGTACTGCCTTAATAGCTGGAACAATGATATACCAAATCAAAAGATACCAGAAAAGTAATGGAATAGAAAAAGCAATAATTGTGGCAGCAACAAATAGTAGAAACTTTTTCATTTCAACTCCTTAACAAGAACCAAATCTGTAAGATTTAAAACAATTGTATTCGTCTGTTGGATAAAATCCTAAAGACCTTAATACTTTAAGATCATTTTCCGTCACTAATTTGTACTCTACATCGACATATAAAATATCATGTTCACAGTGTGTTGGGTATTCGGAGTTACTATATTTTAGAAATATTTGCAACGCCTTTATTAAATCACTCATTTCAAATCCCTATCTACAATGGAACAAAGATAATGTTTAATGGCCCTCTTCACTTTTGCTTCCGAAGAATAAAGCTGCAAATCAATTTGAATCCTGCCTTTTTTAAGTGCAACTTGATATGGTTTTTCTCCATCGATCCATGTGATAATAAACTCAAGATCGCCAAATGCAAAGGTCTTAGGTAGGATCATTATAGTTGCCTTAGATCAATTAGTATGTGATTATTTTCTTTTACAACCTTATTAATGGAATAATCAAAACTAATTGTTGCCAACTCCACATCAAGAGAATCATCAAATTCTGACAACAGTTCTTTTAGTTCTTTTACTTTCATTGCACAATTTCCTTAAATTTATCGGATTCGTAAAGCAAAGTATTTAAAAGCAAAATTGTTCTACTTACTTCTTGTCTAAATGGATCAAGTGGATCTTCATCATGCCATTGCTTTAATACTTCTGGATCAATTGTGCCAACCAAAATAGGCCCATACCATGTTTTCTTATACTTCATTTTCCATCCAATCAATAAATTGTTGAGCAAAATTTAAAGCTTTTTGTTGTGTCGGAAAATCAGCTTTAGTAAATAGAAAATTAACTCCAATGACTTTAAGATCATAACCATAGTTTGTTGGTATGATCTGGATTTCCGCTATTTTATAACTATATGTTAGCATTTCTTAAAACCTGTACCAAATGTCTCAAGATCAAATATTCCACGTCCATTTATTTTAACAGCATTTTATGTTCAATTTTCTATTTAATAGTTGTGGAGTTAGCCTCATTTTATATTCACCAAGCATTACTGTTTCAATGAATAATCTTTGAATCTGTTTTGAAAAACTCCAAAACCAGCACTCAACAGAATTATCTTCATTATGTGAATTACTGAATATTAATTCAGTTTTAAACACAACTAATCTTTGATTATTTTCAAATTCTTTAATAACATATTGGTCAAGATAGTCTAACTCTAAATAATCTCCAATAAATATTCTTTCTGATTTGGTATTTTTAAGAATAAACTCAGCTTTCTTAAGAATTAATGCTGGATAATAATCTTCCATTACAATCAGTAGTTCATCTAAATTCATTTTATTCTCCAATAATAAAAGTAATACAGTCCGGCAGGGAGGAATCGAACCTCCGACCCATGCTTTATAAGAACATTGCTCTAACCACTGAGCTACTGCCGGATAGTGATCCCGGTGGGACTTGAACCCACGGCCTACGGATTAAAAGTCCGTTGCTCTAGCCAACTGAGCTACGAGATCGTGATTTTAATATCCCATTTGTTCTAAGTGTTCATCATATTCTTTCATTTGTTCTTCCACGATTAATTCAAATTCTTCGGTATACTTTTCGTCTTTTTCAAAAAGGAAGAAGATACCATCTACTTCAAGAATTTCTCCGCCATTCTTTGATGATATACCACCCATAAAATTACAGAACCCATATCCTTGATCCATTAGATCGTTTATTTCTTCATATCTAACTTCTCTCATGGCCAATGATACCTCATTTCTGGTTTTTCTTCCCAATTGAATTGAGAATAATAGTGGTAATCCTTAAACAATAGTGCGGCACGATGCGTTCCATGAATCTTGCCACCAATCCATGGTGGCAAGATTATATCATCAAACTCGAATACCTCTTGCAAATTATCAACAAACCCGCGATTCTTCCATTCCTCGCATATTATAAAACCATAATAGCACAATGCCGATTCATACCCTATCCACATCTTGGTTGCAGGATGATTTGGAAAATCCAATTCTAAAATCTGATAAGCTTCTACACGTTGTTTTCCTAGACGCTTATTATCTAAGCATCGTGCAGATTGATGGAAGTCAGGATATGGAAGAAATGTCTGCATTAAAACAAATGACGATAAATGAAATAAAATGGCCAAAGAAGAACTGTTTTAAAATACTCCTTTGGATCACTCATTGGAGCATCAAATCTCCAACTATACCATTCAACTGTCCCCATAATTAAATAGGCTGCTATAACTATTAAAAGTATCTTCATTATTCCTCCACAATATCAATTATACAAAATCTATGTACATTGAATGTCTCTTGAGAATCAGTCCAAAAGTCTGTTGATGTTGGATCAGAAATTGTAAATACTCCACCTTCTTTGAAACATAGTCTCAAGCCAGATGCAGCATAAAATCCATTATAATCTGTCTCCGAATTATCAATATAATCTTCAATTTCCGACAATGTCATATTTGTTGGTGTCGTCGGTTTTACTTTAATTGTTGTTACTTTAAGTCCCATAACCGTTTGCTCTCGCTGCTCTACCTTGTTTTATTGCTTTTGATTTAGCACGTTCACGACTAGCTTTGTTCCCTGGGGTATATGTATATTTAGCTCCGTGGTGTCCCCATTGATATGCAGGTTTACCGTTTTTTGTTGTTCGTCTGACTGGCATTTCTTTATCCTGTAGTCATAGAGTGACCAAAACCACTGTGGTTCCCATGTGTACATCCATGTATTATTGTGTTTACCTTTAAACTCAATATCTGCACCGTCGGCATAGGCTTGCTCTACGTCCCATTCTTCCTTGATTTTATAAGCATCCTTGCACCACCAACGCCAAGCTGGCTTAGCTATTTCATACCATAGACCATCGAACTCACTTTTATAGGCGACAGCCTTACCCTTATTGAACGCTTCTTCGACACGATTCATGATAGAACTCCATGACTGATTGACTTATTTATTTGGTTTAAACAATAATCACTTAGATTAATTAACGACACTCTTTTGGAAAACTCTTCAGGGCCAAGAGCATTGAGTGTCTTTACGATTGCTTCATTGATCCACTTATTATAAAGAATCCGAACACCTTTAAAATCGAGCACAACACTCTTTGATTTTAAAATTTGTTGCCGTAATTCTTTGCCAGATTGTGGTGACTGGTTAATTAATGTAAACAGCATCTATCTCTTCAAATCCAAGTTGTTTCATTGCTTCTAATCTTTTGTATCCGTCAATTATCCTATTATTTTTATCGATAATAATTGGTTTTTGTTGCCCATTAGCACTTAATGATATTATTATATCGCCGTATTTTGGAGTTACTCTATGTCTTGGTACTTTTATTTTACTTATTATCATTGCTTTTCAATTTGTAATAGGAATATGCTTCGGTGTCTTCCATAAAATTACAATAAACATATTCCTTTTTTAGTTCTTTCAAAGCTTCAATTCTGTTGTATCCGTCAACAAGTCTCATTTCTTTTGTTACTAGAATTGGCCTCATTTGCCCCAGTTCTTTTAGACTTTTTACGAGTCTATTAAAAGATCGTATCCTTCTTCGATAATACCATTCAGGTATTTTAATATCAACGATTCTTATTTTCATATAACAACTTCCACTTCGATTGTCTTATTGCCATTTTCAATTGCCTCGAATATTGGTTTCACATTATCAAATGGAACATATTTTCCTTTATGCTTTACCACCGACGGCCTACGCTTAGTATCAGTTAGCTTGTATGGACCATCGAGTTTAATATCAGCGATTCTTATTCTTTCCATTCTTCCTCTTCCAGCGTTTTGGATGTTTCTCAATTTTAGTTAAAATAGGTTGAAGGTCACATGCCTTATCACAACGCACACAATAAACGTATTTAATGCCTAATTGTTTCAATGCCTCGATTCTACCAAAACCATCGGCAAGATAGTTGTTAATATCAATAGTGATTGGAATAATTTGACCGAGTTTTTGCAATGATTCAACTAATTGTGAACTAGGCCATTTCTTATTATACCATTCAGGTATTTTAATATCAGCGATTCTTATTTTTTCCATTCTTCCTCTTCCAGCGTTTGACACATTTCTTCATTGTCTTCATTGCTCGAAGGTAGACCAATGGCAAATGAGACTTGTAAACGAATTGTCCATTAATTACTGGCATGTTTCACCATTTAATTATCTTATAGTGGAGTAGATTACATTTCTCACAAAGATAAGCGTCTTTAATTGTTTCTCCTTTTTTGATTGTATACATATAGCGTTTGCTATGGAACAATTTACACCAGAGTTTCATCATGAGATATTTGCTCTCAATACTCTGAAACCGAAGAAGTAAATATCGAGGAATGTTGTACGATATGTAATACGTCCATTAATATTAGTTACTACAACCTGGTCAATAAAAATTGGTGTAAGCATATATTTGATTTTAAACATACTCATTTACCTCACAAAGAATGCTTTGACCAGACTGTGAGTATTTAATCACTCGAAGTGATTTTACCTTAACAGTATCACCATCGAGACCCTGTCTCTTAATGAGTTCGGCACGGGCACGAGGCATGAGAATGCACTTCCAGCCGAAATGACTGCGATGATTATCGTCATGTAGATACCATGCTGGCTCAATATCAGTCAACTCCGGCACAGATGCTTTGCCATAAATGAATGGCGGCTGACCATCATTTAATTCTACATTCAAAACAGCATCACCATCTACTGATTTTAAAATTGTTCCGATCTCTGGCTTCGACTCGGTGACTTCACGATACTTTTGTGACCACTCGGCCAAACCAGTCAACACTTCTTCCAAATTACTCATGATACTCTCCTATAGCGTTCATATAACTTCTTTAGTGACGTAGTTACGGTCTTCACATTCAATCCCATAATCTCAGCGATGTCTTTTCGAGTTTTTCCTTTGAGACGCAAATTGACAATCTCGTGTTCACGATCATTATGGATTATAAAATCCAAGGCGTCTCTTAGTTCGGACAATGATCGATTCTTATCAGCCTTATCAAATGAATCTACTTGCTGTAGTTTCACCTTATTTTGCTTTTCCAAGAAACGTCTCAGATCATTATGAATATATGAAGTAATATAGCCATGTACATTGTCGTGCTTCAATGAGTGTAAGCGATTCACTGATTTTACAATCGCAAGTAATGCTACACTCTTCAATTCATCAGCTTCAACTTTTGTCGATGCATGGTAACTCAAGGCTATACTGCATCCTATGCCCATAAAATTCTGAATAATCCTATCTTTTACTTTCTTAGAATCATGTTGCCTTAGAGTGTTTAACATAATAATCAAATCGTCATTAGTAAGCATTTCCGTCTCTTTCTGTAATGAAATTCAATTCAGCCAAAATGTCTCGTTTCTTTTTCTTTCCAATATACTCCTTAGTTAATCCTCCTGGTTTTCGTGGCCGTTTGCTTTTATTTGCAAACTTCATTGCATGGCCTTCGCGGGTCGCCTGTTCATCAATATCATCCCAGTCTCTCATTTCAGTTCTCCAATTTTCTTAACAATATCATAGTATTTAGCAAGATAAAAATCACGGTCCTCTTTTGTCAATGACTTGTCATTTGATAATTTTAGATATCTGATTTTAAGATTCTTCCAATGAGCGATTGATCTTAGTTCAGTAAGCATTGATTTTAAAATCTTGCTTCGTTCAGCATACACTTGATTCGCAAATTTACTATTTAAACCATTCGATTCAATAGACAATTGAAAATCATTCTGAACGTCGTGTAATTCATTGAGCATAAAATCAATCCTCACTTCTTGAAAAAATCAAAATCAACTGTTATTCCTTTATTATTGTCTCGCGTGGTTCCTTTATTATTGTCTCGCGTCCGAAAACAATGATAGCCCGCACGCATACATCTATTATAGATAGCGTCCGGGCTATTGCAAGAAAAAATTCTAATTTTATTGATTTTGATTTTTTAAAAAGTTAGAAATTGATTTTATAATAAAATGGAGCGGATACAATAAAATTGATATTATTATCAGGAAATAATCTAATAATTTTACAATCATTTATAATGTAATCCTAATACCATCAAAAATCCAGAAATGTGATATAGCTACATTACAATCATCAAATGATATAATATGCCCACGTGGATCGTAAACCATCTTACCATCCCATGCTACGGCATGACCGAATCGCCTTGCTTGTCCAGTTAGGATTCCGATATTATCATCAAGATATTCTTGGAAACGCATCTCATTCATTTTTATTGGAGAGAATTTACCATCACCAATAGTACCAATTGGTTTGGCTTCAATTGGTGTCACCGAGAATCCTTTTTGCCATGCAACATCTATAATTTCTTGAATATGGAATCCACGTCTATTGGCTGGTGACGGAGAATCTCTTACAATCTCGCCACCGTCATGGCCTATCAATTTTTCAAGTTCTTCAATTGTACAATCCATTGCCATAGCTGCCGCGGCTATGACACAATTCCAGGGTTTCGTCGCTTTTATTAGTTTCATGAGTCAGTTTCAATAAAATTTGCTTTGATATTTGCCTCACGCATTAAAGGCATTATTTTAGTTTTAAAACATATAGGACAAATATCATATCTTGTTATATCTGAATAACTTCCACCATCTCTATCAGCAAAACAGTATTCATGAAACAAAGCTGTATAATCTGAAAAATTCCACCGTATTACATTGTCGTGCTCAATCACATCAATAAATTCTTTACCGCAACAATCACATACTACTTTTTCTATTTTTTCTATTTTGCTTTCAACAACTACTTCTTTTTTAATTATCATGCTTTAATGTCTCACTATATCCGCCAATTATTGTTGCATATCTTATTATAGTGTCATTCCAATAACAATTGTAACTAGATACAATTATTCTTGATTCAAAATACTCAGACCTTGAGCTAACGAATGCAAATTCACATAGCATAATACTCGCTCCATATACTGACCATTGCTGAAAATAAAATCCATCTTCGGCACAATATCAACAAACCACTCTAATGGACACGACCAAATAAGCCACGCAAATAATCTATTAAGATTTGTGGGTGTCAGAAACATTCTCTAATAATTCCTTCTCAATTTCAATTGCATTATTACCAAGAATATTCTTTAAATTTGATGGAATATTACAAGCAATAATGATAACTTCTTTCTGATAATCGTCAATCAATGATTTTATAATCGGCATGATATCTGGATTGGAACTACAAATCACAATTGTCGATGCTTCATCTTTAATTGTATCTACCGCAATCGATCCTACCCAATTACAACGCTTGATATTACGCTCTTCGACTTTAAGAATATATGGTCGCTTGTATTTCGTCTTGAATCCCACTGATCTTAAGTAACCAATGAATGATGCTGCCTCATTATTATCTTGACAACCATATGCTACCGCGGTCGCTACTTCTTTTCCAGTGATCTCTTTTACTTTGTCCAAATATTTTACATAGTCGAGCTTACCACTACCGAATGTACGATGTAATTTGTAATATAAATCGGTAATATCGACGAATACTGATACTTTATTCACGTTTTAATTCCTTAGAAATAGATGCACCATGACTTGTGCCAATAATATCAGCACCATTATTAATAAATTCTTGTGCAGTAACTAATGTACTAATACCACCAGAAGCTTTGATTTTTAAACCACCTAATTTCTTCCATAATTTTACTGTCTGTATATCGGCACCTGGAGAGTAACCAGTTGATGTTTTAATATACTGGGCACCACTATCTTTTACAATTGAATGGGCAATTTTTAGTTGTTCATTTGTAAGATATCCTGATTCGACGATTACTTTTGTCGTTACCCCAAGGTTAACGATTCTAGCGAGTTCTGTTGTTACTCTTAGATACTCTTTACTTAAAAATGCACCTAAATCCCAAACAACATCAAGTTCAGTTGCACCTTCAGTTAATGCTATTTCTGCTTCTTTTATTTTTACTGCACTTCGATGGAAGCCCAATGGAAATCCTATTACCGTTGCTATTTGATAATATGAATATTTTAATAATTGTGATGCTTGTTTTACATAAGTTGGTGGAACACATACACCACGAAACCCATATTCGTCACATTCTTGGCAAAGTCTAAATATATCATTACTAGTTGCCATTGATTTTAAAAGCGTATGGTCAATCTTATCATTCATAGAAGAACCAATTTATTTCTTTCTCTGCTTGTGTTGCACTATCACTACAATGCACGCAATTATACATATTTTCTAATCCAAAGTCCCCACGAATTGTACCTGGATAAGGAATATCTTTTCCAACAATTGCTTTTACCTGTTCTACCGCGCCTTCTCCAACAATTGTTAATCCAATCAATGGATTAGATAGAAATTCCTTCATGTTTTTAAAAACGTCTTCAGGTACGTGTCCATACATCTTTTTGTACCAAGTGTCGTCTTTTTTTAATAATGCAATTCCAGTGATTCTAAGATATTTATCCTCAAATCGTTGGATTATTCTTCCAATCAATCCACGCTCAATTGCATCAGGTTTTATTATTACGAGTGTTGTTTCCATTATAGCACCTTTACTAATACTTCTGCCGCTAAATAGCAAAAATACCATATGAAAGCTACCATAAATGGTAGTGCCATAATAGCTCCTACAATTAATAATATTAATAGTAAATTTTCTTTCATTTGTTCATATTCGGTATTTTAAGATACGTCCACCAATTGGGTGGCTGGAATAATTTCTGATATTCGTGCTCGGTGGCCGCTGTAAGAACCCAAACACCGACACCTTCAGCGGACAATCTCGGAAACACTTCAAGTTGGCTCGCTTCAAAGCGATAATGCTCTGGATTCTTAACTTCAACCCACCGAGTACCATATTTGCGTTGGGCGATATATAAGTCGGGCATACCAGTTTGAAACGTTGATCCATGAATAACTTTTACAAACCAACCGCGTGCCCTGAGAAACTTAATTAAATCTTCTTGGATTTTTGCCTCGGGGCCTTTGCGTTTAATGATTTTACCCCGATTCATTTTTGTAATTCCAATCTAGCCAACGCCAATAATGATATTACCATCTTTAACGCTTGGTCTTGTTCTTGTGGTGAAAAATGCAGCTTAGCCAGTTCTTCGTTTGCTCTTGTTATATAATATTGATAATTTCCTACATCGGCAATAATTGCCATACCGCGGTCATTCTTAGGGGTAAAAACAGATTCTCTAAGAATCTTCGATAAGTTAGCTTTTGTAATTTTCATTGTAGTTTCTCTCTAAGATAATTAAGGAGTCTAAACCATAACCCAATAATATGAATCTGGCCTTCAACTATAAAGAATATTGGCCACAAAATTGTAACCATAAAGAATTCTGTCTCTTGATCTTCACTTTGACCTTTTATTAAATACACTATATTAGCTAAAATAAAACCAATAACAAAATAAATAACAATATAAATAATCATTATAGTTTCTCTTTTATAAAATCAAATAATAGTATACTAAATAAAATAATTGCAAAAATAATAAGAATAATAAATAATGGTAGCCAACTAATAGCAATAAAAATAAATTCTATTGTTCTTTTATAATCTATTGGGTGCATTATTAATGCAAAAATAATACCAAGAACAAAATATACAATAATTATTTGCGACATACATCACCACGCATTGTATCAAGCATTTCTAAGTCTCGGGGACGGTTTTTACCAAACAATCTCGGACGCTTACATCTCCATAATTTAATTACATCTCTTCCAGCTTCTGATAATAATATCTGTTCACGAAAATCTTCGAAGCCATGCATTCTATATCTTTTCCAAATATTTTCAGGTAATAGATTCCATATTCGCAATAATTCTTGAAATTCATTAGATACAAAAATATCATGTAGCCAATCAAATGCCACATTACAAGTTTTTATTAGATGATGGCCGCACCTCATATTTATTTGTTCAACTGGAATACCTATTTCAACTAATACTGGGCGCATTTGATCTAATAAATCCTCAATGCTTGTCCGTGCATCCTTCATTAGCTTGCCTTTCTTTTATTTCATTAATTAATTGCTCTTTAGATTTTCTGCTATAATTCTTTATATAGTAATTACTCGCCAATCTCCTTAAAGAATTTGTTGATAATTTACCGAGTTCGCCATGGATTTTATTATCAACTAATATCTTGACTTCATCAGGTTTTATCTTCTTTAAAAGAAATATTATTCTTTTACGCTCTTCATTAGAAAATAAATCCCAGGCTTCTAAAAACTCAAATGACTGTACAATACGCTCTTGTCGCCTTGCTTGGATTAATTTCCTATGGTGAATTACCGCAATATCAATCCCTGTTATTTTTCGGCCCATGAATTCATATCCTTATTCCATGTTATACTCAATAATGGTATGATATCTCGAAATGATTCTACCTTATTTTTAACAGTATTTTCTACATCATCGACCATTTCTGGTGTTGTTGGGCACATAACTTCGTCATGAATATTCATTGGCTGAACAAGCCATTTTGCTACGCCTGCTGGCTGCAAATCCCAAATAGCTCGTTGAACTTCCTTTGTTATTGTTGCACCTTTACTCTGAATCTGATGATTAGCAGCTGCTCTAAGATTCTTAGCTTGGATGTTAAATGCTGCTGCATATAATGCCGATTGGACCGCACCAGCGGCGGTCTGCTGTCGGTCTTTACGCATCACTTTGGCTTTAACGTATTTCCATATCTTTGGTGGATCATTAGCCAAATCAAAAAGCATCTTACAGATTTTATTCTCAATATCGAAGTATCGTTTGAAACCTAAACCATTATCAACCCAGGGCTTAGGATCTTTCCATACTACCGCCGTCCCTATTCCAGCTGGCTGAGTCATTGAACAATAATCACTCTCAATTGTATCAAGGTATCGTTTGATTCCGGGATACTTTTTCATGAAGCCATTGAAAGCTTTTTCTGCCACTTTGGGATCAACATCTAAAGGCTCGACCATTCCTTCCCAACCACCACCATACATAATTCGAAAGAATCCAGTCTTCCCATTTCCATATAGATCGTCTTCAGTTCCCTTTGTGGCAAGAATCTCTTCATACGTTAGATGAGGATATAATTCACAAGCAAATAGTCCATGTGGCGATTTTCCACTTATAATATCGGCTCTTAGATTTTCATCATTATAGACAGACTCTGCAATACTAACCTCGAAGGCATCAAAGTCACCACCGCACAATTTATAACCATCACGCTTTAATTTAAATTTTTGTCTTATTTCTTTTGTGCCTTTAATTCCTTGTGCATTAAGATCATTGTCACCGGACATTCTCGAACTAAGAGCACCAATAACCCTGAATGAGGCATGGAATTTTCCTGCTTTTATGAGTTTGTCGAAAAGCTCTATTTCCTTTGTAGCGAAACGTGCATCTAAAACTTCTTGTGCCCGCTTCGCTGCTGGAGAATCCCATTCAATAATTGATTTTAAAACGTCTTTTCCTGTTCCATTATTTAAAGCCATGGATTCTGTTTTGTCCATGACTTCAAGCAAATAACCTTTTACCGCGTTTGGTGCTGTCGGCGTCTTAGCTTTTCTTTTAGCTGCGGCTAAACGCAATTCCTTGATTTTTTCAATATCAATTTCAAATCCACGCCACCGAACCGCTGCCACCATACACGATAACTCTGAATCGGTATCGCCAATCTCTGGTTCAAGATGATAATATAACTCGCGTGTATTGATTACATCATCAGCAGCATATTTCCTAGCAAGAGTATTATATTCCCAATGGCTAATATGGTGTCGAATTACTTCCGGCCAAGCATTATTCCAGCGCCCAGGCCGTCCTACCGCTAAAGCAAATGGGGCATAACCAAATTCTTTTGGGTAGAATTTCTTAGATACTTCTACATCCGTGAATTTTAAAATCAAATCATCCTGTTTACCAAGAGCATATTTAGTCAATGTCTTCAAGCCTGTTGACGGCCTGAAGTCTAGCTCCAAGTTTTTGAATGCAGGATTAATTGATCCATCAGGAAATTTAATATCACGAATGGCCCATCTTGGTCCACTAGGATCAGACCGTTGAGAGAAATAGGCGTCATCGAGATCGGTAAGCTTTTCAAGTTCTTGACGTACCATTGATATTAATTGTGTCGGAATCCTTCTTATTGTTATTGGCTTCCGACGCATTAGGCATTGATATTTACCTTTACGGGCATGGAGCATTAAGTCACATGCGGCTTTAGGCTTTAGGCAGTAGCCATAATCTCGTGCCTTCTTTTCTGTTGTCGCTATTAAATCAATATTATCTTCGGGAATGAGATCAGGATCATCAAGCAACATAGAAAATGTTGACCAGATTTTAATAATATGGAACCAATCGAATGCGAGATTAAACCCTACTACTTCCTGTGAAGCGATCCATTCTAATAGCTCAACTGATTCTGATATCGGATTCTTCCAGAAGTTATATAATTGGACTGAACCATCATCGACAGCATATTGAATAATTACTGGTAGTCCATGGAATCCGCATGTCTCGGTGTCTAAGAAAATCATTGTTGTGCCTTATCCAGGTCTTTTATTATTTTATAACTTCCTGTAGTCCTCGTATCCTTGTCCACTATAATTCCCAAGCTTTTCACAAGCAACAGTTACTATGTGTTCGGCGTACTTTTCAGTAACAAGTTTTTCAATAGTACCTATTGATACTATATCTTTAGGGTGATAATAAACATACTGGATATTATAAAATCTATTTATTTTAACTTCCTTGTTAGGGTCACACTTTTGTAGTTCTTCAATTAATTCTTTGACTGTCATTGGTATCTCTAATCATAAGCTCTTGTTAGGAAAGAAACATCATATTCACCACCAGCATCCTCGACTTCCTTCTTAATATCATAATATAGCTCCGCTGAATTGATATTTCCATTAGCCCAGGCTAATGCCCGTGTTGTCAATCCATAACCTACGTGCTTACCAATGTGCTCAATCATCTCTTGTACATTGTTCTTAGACTGCCGCTTTTTGATAAATGGCTTTTCCTTTGGCTTTTTTCCAACATCGACACCCTTAATACCGCGAATACGAGACTCTTTAATCTTCTTTACCGCCGCATATTGTTCGGCTTCATTATTCAAACCATAGATTTGCTTGATCTGGGCCTGATTAAGAATTCCAGCAGCAGCTTCATCCTGAATTGCTTGCGGTAGTTCCAATAGATTAAATCGTACTTGAACCCACCCTCTTGATTTTTTCAATTCAAAAGAGATAGCGTCCTGGGTCATACCAAGATCTTTGAGTGCTTTTACCGCACCAGCTTCCTGCATAATATCTAATTCCGATCGAATCAAATTTTCTTTTAGATTCATAAGACGGGCTTGAACTTCTGTAAGCCCTTCCTTAATCATTGCAGGGATTGTGTCCTTCTTCAGGATTTTAAAAGCGGTGAATCGGCGATGACCTGCTACAATTCGATACTTTTTATCGCCATCCCAAGGCTGTACCGAGATAGGGGTTTGCAATCCATTTCGATCAATGTCGCGAGCCAGATCGGCTACATCCATAGGAAGAATTCTATTTCGAGAATTAAATTCATCATCACAGAATATATCTTCAAGTGGAATGAAATGTACCTCATATTCATTGATCATTTTTATTTCCTTGATAATTTCATCACAGGTTTGATATTTACCGTTTCTAAAGTCTTCTAAAGATTGTTTAACGGTGTTTGGATTTGGATTCATAATTTATATTTAATATCCAATTTCATTGAGTCAATAGTTTTAAGTTTTGGCACATAAAAGAATTGAGATAATGGTTGTCCTTTTGCATCATGAATAAAAATAATTCCTTTAGAATCTGCACCTAGATTTACACTATGTTTCTTACATAGTTCATTCAAATCTTCTATAAAATCAAATAACCTCCCTATCGGTTCAGTCAATAATGCACGGTCCTCAGGATTATAGCTACTCATGGTTGCCTCGGATAATCTAAATAGATTTTAGATTCATTGTCGTGGTTTATGATCTGTTCAATATCCATTGGTCCCTCATAACCCGCAATGAATATAATATCATTTTCTTGTGGTAATTTAGATAATTTTTCAATTAATTCTTCGACAGTCATAGAATCCTCTTAGTAATAGGAAACTCTAAATCATAGACCAATCCATTATCAGTTAATAGTGTAGCAAGTTCATTCGCTAATGTAACAACAAAATCTTCTTCGTCTTTGACCATTCGAGCTAATGCTTTATTTCTAAACATTATTGAATGTAATACTTCATGTATTAATGTCTCCAATGTCATTGATTCTCCATAACTGACAAATATTCTAATGATTTTATTCTCATAGTCAATGATGCCAAAGAAGTGTCCCTCAGTATCTACTTCATCATATTGCTCAACATATTCGATTTTATAATCGGTGCCTTTAATGCACAATGACGTTGGAAGTTTCATTATAAGTTTTGCCTTAAGTATATTATTGCTGATTTTAGATATTCAATATTATCATCAAATAAACCTAATCCTTTATTGCATTTATGGCACAACAAACCCCTAATTTTATTTGTTTTATGGCAATGATCTACGGATAATTTATTTAAAGAGAATTGATTCCTTTGTGTTTCTTTCTTTCCACATATAGCACAAACTCCATTTTGTTTCTTCAATATTAAATTATATTTCATTAATGTTATACCGTGATTATTCATTAGACTATCTTCTAGCCTATTTCTCCCCTTAAAACAATCTATACACCAGCTATAGAATCCATCTTTGCTTCTTATATCTTCATAAAATTTATAGTATTCTTTAAATTTCTTACATTTAGAGCAAATCTTTCCATTATCACTCATTTTAAAATCACACCATAGCGTTTAGGTCCAAGATGTTCCTTATCAGAACGCAGCTTGATATGCAATCTCCAAGTGACCCCTCGTTCCTTATGGACACCATGAACAATTTGTGTTGGCTCGGTAAATGATGATAGACTATTATAAACATACGGGCTTGTAGCCACCCATGTACCATTAATAATTGTCTCTCCATTAAGTGCAGCTTGTGTTGCCGGATTGTGGAAATGTCCAAAGCAAAAATACTGTACACCGCGATCAACAGCACAGTTCAATGCAGCTAATCTTCGTGTTTTCCGCTCAATGCCGTACCAAGGTATATTGTTAAATGACTTAATATCGTCGCCATGAGCTACATGAAAACCATGGCCCTCAATATCGAGATTAATTGAAAATGAATCAGGGATTATAAATTCTACGTTTTCTAAATCACGGGCATAAGCAAATGCTGTCTCTGCAACTAAGTAATCCCAGTTGTTTTTTGGATTATTGTGATCCTTCTTCGGTGTCCGACGACCATGATTACCGGGAGTATAAATGATTTTAATATCGTCGAAGTAAGCCGCCAAGTCTCTAAGCATCAATGCGTGCATTTGGCCTGTTGATAGACAGTTCTTGAATGTATTCCGATGCTCGGTATGATCTTTGGCGTCATGGATTTCACCAGAAACGTGGTCACCATTTGCAAGAATAAATAGTGTACCAAAATTATACTGCTTTAGTGTATGCTGCGTGAATTTAATTAAGGAATCAACATACACTTCGGCACGCCGTAATGCAATACGCTCATTGTAATTCTCAAGGCCACCGACCTGATGTGGCAGAACAATATCACAAGCATGTTCATCGGATAAGTGCATTACCAATGACTCGTGAATCTGTTTATCTTTCGTTTTTATTCGTGGTGCACGAGGTAGTGGCCTTATTGGCTTTACAGTGTCATGAATCTCTTCAGCAAGCGCTTGATAAATACTATTATTGCGTTGGGCTGCTTGATATGATTTTCTTAATGCTGCCCGTTCATCTTTCAGAGCAATTACTTTGGATTCCAATTCCAATATTCTTGCATTTGTTGGATCGGCCTTCGGTTTCACTTCCTTTGGTCTTTGAATCTTGTGCTTCTTCTTAACATTACCTATAGTACCTACGCTTACACCATGTTCATCGGCAATAGTTTTATGGCTCTTGGTTGTAGTTTCAAGTGCGTCCTTGATTTTATTCTCAGTCTCTTTACTCAACTTCTTTGTTGGCATTTTCCAATTCCTCTACTCATGATTTAATCCTAATGCATTTGTAACATCGCCCATTGTCAATGCTTGCAATTCACGCTTCTTCTGAAGATTCTTTAAGACCAAATAATCGGATTCTAAATGCAAAATATCAATAATTGTGGCACCACGTTGATTGTCCATGCCGGCACGATGAATACGGTCTTCAGACTGTATTCTTGATTCCGCATTAAAATCATTTGAATAGTATACGATGGCCGGTGAGGCTGTTAATGTAATACCCATACCAGCAGCACCAGGCTGGCCAATAAAAGCCATCCTCGGATGCTCATTTAATTTCTCTTGGAAATTAATAAGTGGCTCACCCTCAACTGAACTATGCCAACCGCGGCCATCGACACGAATAAATTCCCATCCACAGTCCTCAGCAATTTGAACACAACGATCGACACTTCCAGTAAATCCGCCATAAATAACTAAGCGACCTACATCCGAATATTCGTCGAAAAGGTCTCTTAGTGCCTGATCTTTCGGTGTCTCAATCTGCTCGACTGTTCGTGTGAATGTATCCCTTTTTCCTTTTCCACCACAGCCATCGCATAGCACGGTTTCATCAAGAATAAGGTCTTGAGGAAGTGAATCCTCTGGAATATTTGCGTCGAGCATTGGATTAGGAATTGTGCCTTTTCCTTTGCAAATTGGACACTTCTCTTCACCTGATTTTGTTTGTACATATTGGAAGCCATCGGACAGTTCCCTTAATAATACTAATGATTGTGCTACAGTTCTTGAACCAGCGACAATAGCTTTTGCAATATCTTTGATTTTCTTCGATGGTTCAAGTTCAATCTTACGATAGATTTTATCTGGTAGATCAAGACAATCTTTTTTAAATTGCACAAGAACTAGGCCAGACATTCTTTTGTAAAGCCGTTCTACCTCATTTACTGATGGCTCATATTCGTGTTCACGATCAAGATCAGTCTCTAGATGCTCTTCTTCTAGCTGACCACAAACCTTACACTTTCTACAATCGTCGAGCCACGAAACTATCTTCGGATAAGCCTGTCCATATACATTTTCTTCTTGTTTTATTATTGCCATAGAGCCTCGAAAAATATGATAACTTCCTTCCTTCAAGAACCCTGGACAGGCTATCCGGGCTTGGTTCCACCAATCCAAAGGACTCTTTGGTGCTGGTGATCCTGATGTTAAAATCACGTAACCATCATGATCCTCACGAGCACCAGTTGCTAATAGATAAGCAGCTTGACTTCGTTGGGCTGTTGGTGATTTTATTCTCGATGATTCGTCAAACCAAATATTTGGTGCAGGACGACCGTCCTCCCAGTTTTTAACCAATTTGGTTAATTTTTCATAAGTCATCATTTCGGGATTGACTTTACAATCCCACTTCAATAATTCAAGCTCAACAGCTTTAATTGCTGATCGTGGTCCAACATACCACCAATCATCACGCTTGGATCGCTCCATTACCTCAATACCACAAAGACTCTTACCGCAACCCATCTCTGCCGCTAGGATCGCACGCTTGCGTGTAAGAAGAAAATCAGCGCCTAGACGTTGATGCTCAAAGAGTGGACGCTTATACTCGTGCTTGATTATTTCGCTATCATAGGCAGCATACGGATTTCTGCCTTCGAGATAAGCAATCTGGAAGAGATTATGTGGACAATTATCGACACGCCACATCTTCCTTGGAGGATCTTCTCTGCCAAGCCACTTTCGCCCTTCCATCATCCTTACTTCATTTACTAATGCTTTATTATATCTGAATTTAAGATAGATATAATCTTCGTCATAAGCCATCTGGACGGGGACTTTATACTTACCGGCTTTGAATTTTGTGTCGATCATAGTTTTCGCTTATATTTATTGCATATTGTTGTTCTATTAACTGGAATTGAAAAGTTCAATTCTAAGTTGTAACATCTTCCAATATGATAATACCTACAATTGGTACAGTTATTTGAGATTATTCTGAGGTTATACTTTTCAGCAAACTCTTTTTCAATCATTTTGACTCCAATAAGTATGTCCCATCAGAAAGCTTTTTATTATTAAATGATTTGAAAATCATTTTTAATCCCATATTAGAAAAATACTCTAGGCAAATGTTAGCAATATGCCTCAATTCTGTGCTCGTATAAGATATATTATTAAATGCACAAATTGAGGCTATACTGTTTTTCCACTCACCTAGAGTACCTGAGACTACCGCCGATCGGTATGATTTTATCTTCGTTTTTGAGGATATGACATTTAATGTCGTTTCCTCATTTAGCTTCATAATTACTACCGACGGAGCCGTTATTAAAAAACCAAAGAAAAGGTGTTCGAGAGGAATTGAAGCTAATGATAATGATTCTAGCGGTTGCTTAGTATTACCGCGGAATGATTCTAAGGCTATAATAAATTTAGCCATAGTATTAAGATCGAGTTTGCAACCATCAAGAACCTTAGCTGGGTTGGAATTGGTCAAATCATAAGTGTCCTTTATGAAGGAATCCCACATTATTGAGGGACCAATTATAGGTTTTACACTTGATTTGAATTCCATTTTACTTACCGCTCTTTCTCAATCGCTTCCAGTGCTGGTTTTAAGTAAAAATCAATAAAGTCAATGTCGCTTGTATAAGAAACAGCTACATAAATATCACTGTTCGCATCTCTTACAATTACCGCTGCTTCGCCATCAACAAACTTTGATTCTAAAATCAAAGAGTGCGTTGCTAGAAATTCAAGAATCTCTTTCATCGCTCACGATCGTCCTCTTCAGCAAGCTCTACTTCCTTTACTGGAGGATTCTTGAATTGCTCTACCTTGGCCTTAATCTCATCGAGATCAGGCATTGTTAGTGGTGTCGAGCACTCAATAACAACTGGACCCTGCCAAATATACTTTCCAGCCTTGATCGTTTTTGATTTTAATGTAGCCGCACAACGTAGAAGTGGCTCCATCTTACGTGCTTCACGACGTGCCGTCTTCGAGGACATAAAGAATGTGACATACTTATTTACGTCTGGCACATATAGTAAAAATTCAGGACCATACATGGCACCAGAATCTTTTACACCTGACTCCATTTTAATCCTCTTGAATAGATCAGATGTTGGGTCGAAACTTTCGACGATTGGTTCTTCACCAGTGTGCAAAGCCTTTGGCCTCCAAGCTAGGATAGCTACATCGACTTTATCACCGAGATCAATAATATCATCATCGACAGGAATACCATAATGATTGGCTGGAATCTTACCTTCAGCTACCGCATTTGATTTTCCACCATAGAGTTGAATACGTGAAAGAAATTCAACATCAGATGCTGTCATTTCTTCAAAATTTGATAGGTCTCCACCGCCGACATCTTGAGGTACTAATTCGTTTGGCATGAATTTTTCTCTTTAATGAAAATGAATACCACGGGGAGTACAATACTCCCCGTGATTATAAACTCAAATTATCTTATTTAAACTCAAACAATCCTTACTTCAACGCTTCCTGGGCTGCGGCTGCGGCTGCGGCGGCTTCCTCTGCACGCTTCTGGGCTCGCTCGGCGGCCCTCTTCTGCTTGGCCTCTGTGAGACGCTGTTGCTTCTCATTGTAGGCGGCAGTTTGTGCAGCGACACTGATTGGATCAAGATTGATTGCAAATGCAACACCAAGGGCGAAACCGTCCTCGGGAGTCTTGGCACCAACCTGGCGACAAAGTTCGGGACCAACTTCGTTGGTTGAGAACTCAGTCTTTAGCTCACCGAGCTTACGGACACGAGCCTGGGGCTTGAACTCAGCCTTCTCAGCCTTACGACCTTCACGAGCAGCATCCTTTAGCTCCTTCGCACGAGCCTGAACCGTTGGTGCAAATTCATCCGTATTCATCTGCATCGCTTGATCGACATAATTGACCTGCTCTTCGTGAGGAAGCCGTGACATGGCGACTGCATTTGCTACAGTGATTTTACCATCATCAACGAGGTCTTGGACCGACTTCTCAAGCTTAAGAAGATTGAGTCGTTGAGAAACCCATGAAGGGCTCTTGCCAAGCCGTGACGCCATCTCTGAAATGGTCATCGTAGGATTGAGGGTAAAAATCCGTTGTAGCTGCTTAGTGTACTCGACAGCCTTGGTCTCAACCTTATGAATATTAGTCATAAGTTGAGCTTCAAGTGTCTCTACCTTGTCAAGATCAACGACATTTACCGGAATTGATTCTAGACCTGCATCGACCGCTGAAGTGTAACGGTGAAGACCATCGACAATCTCATAATACTCAACAGTAGTGCCATCAACATCCTCTGTTCGACGACGAACAGAAATCGGATTCATAATACCAATGCGTGCAATTGAATCACGCAAACCAACATAATCTTCGCCTTCCTTGTCCACGCCACGTAGGGCGACTTGATTCTCACGGATCGAAGAGAGTGGAACTACCTTGACTTCTGGCGTACCCATAATGTCTCCAAAAATTAAAAAAGATTTAGTAAGATACAATTTGGCCAAATTGATAATAAACTCAAAACCCAAATAAGCTTACCAGCCAAAGTCCTATAAACACAACGTTTTTACTCAGCGTGCGATTATAAAATCCTTATTATAAATAACGTAGGTCGGATTCGAACCGACTATGGCACTTTCACCAGCAATGTTTCGGATTCCTCAAAGCCAACGTATCAAGAGCCGTGTCTTCGTCGGTAGCTGGCCTGGACTCCTAAACCGTTGTGCGGTATGCCTCCGCTATCTGGGCTCTACCAGAACTGTGCTCATTGTCCTTCGCTCATCCTTTCGGACGACCTCGCTAGGATGCGTTTCCCACACGCCGCTACGTCTAATCCCATTTGATTATAAAATCCTGATTATAAAATCAAACCTGAATTTCCAATAAAATCAAAATCAATGTGATACCTCTCCCGCTATCTATACTATCCGTTTTCGGGACGTTCACGTCCCAATAAAAACCTAAACAGGAAAATATTTGCCTAAGTATAATGTCTCCACGCAATTGACCAGAAGACAATACAAACAGGTTAGTAAGTCTCTTTATATAAATACTGTATCATTTTCTCTTTTCTCTTATATATGCAAGAGCAAAAAAGCTGTATTGTTGTCAAGTCTAATTAGGACAATGGTTTAAATTTTCAGAAAGCTGTTTTTGTTGTCTATTTTTGTCTGGAAAACGGATAGTATATGTAGAGGGACACTTTATAATTGATTTTGATTTTCTTGCCACTGCTTGAATCCCTCTTTCAGAGTTGATTTTATAATCAAAATCGAGATTTAGCATCATGGCAACTAAGACCCAGGCTATCAAAGCCTTCTTAACTGATTTTACTATCAGTGATCTAGCTGCATTGTATGACTATGACATGGAAGTGCAAGTCAATGTAGCACAAGATAATGGTGAACCCATTACACAAAAATCCGGTTTTACTGGACGTATGTGGCGTGGATATACTGATGGTATACAGACATGGAAGCCATTCCGAATCCCTTGGAATGCCGCAAGTGAACCAGAGTATACTGATAGTAATCTCAATTGGTCATTAAAAGATCATGCCGAAGGAATTGGTATGACTGGCTGGTGTTGGAAAGAAGCTGTATCCAAGTGGGTAGGTTTCGATTTCGATGCTATTTCTAACCATGCTGATGGTCTTACAGTAGCAGAACTTCAAGCTGTTAAGGATGAAGCCTACAAGATTCCCTGGATAACGATTAGAAAATCAACCAGTGGAAAGGGCTTACATCTTTATGTCTTACTTGATGATATTCCAACAAAAAATCATACCGAGCATTCTGCTCTCGCAAGAGCTATTCTTGGTAAGATGACTGCCGCCACTGGATTTGAATTTAGTGGTAAAGTCGATGTTTTTGGTGGAAATATGTGGGTATGGCATCGTAAGATGCGTGGTACTGACGGGTTAAAGTTAATAAAACAGGGCGATATTCTTAGAGATATTCCTGTTAATTGGATGGATCATGTACCCGTAATAAAGGGACGACGCCGTAGAAATCTGCCTTCATTCGTTGAAGAAGAAAACGTATCTACATTCGAGTGTTTAACTGGTCAGTATCCACACGTAAAACTTGACGAAGGTCACAAGAAACTTTTAGATTATTTGGAAGAAAATCAATGCCAATGGTGGTATGATCCAGATAATCATTTGTTAGTTTGTCATACAGCAGATTTAAAGAGAGCACATCATGATCTTAACTTCCGAGGGATATTCGACACTAAAGCAACTGGAAAAGATAAACCGGACCATAACGTATTCTGTTATCCCGAGGAACATCCTTCCGGCTCTTGGGTTGTTAGACGTTTTACACAAGGAATCGACGAAGCACCTACATGGAGCCAAGACTCTGCCGGATATACCAGATGCTACCTAAATAAAGAGCCTACGTTACAGGCTGTCGCAGGTGCGTTTCATGGAATTGAAGATGAAAAAGGAAATTATTTCTTTAATGAAGCTGAAACTGCTGCTACCGCGGTTGAAAAATTGGGCGCCAATTTAAATCTACCGAACTGGGCCGGTAATCGAAAAGCGATTATAAAATCACACAAGGATGGACGACGTATTATTGTAGAAATTTCGAAGGAATCAAGCGATAATCCCGCTCAGATGGTTGGATGGAAAGAGGATAAAGGATGGTGGAAACGAATTTTTAATGCGAGATTGTCAGCACCAGACACAACAGAAGTACAAAATTATGATAATTTAGTGCGGCATCTTGTCACACATAAAGGTGATGACGCTGGTTGGGTACTAAAAGCAGGCAATCAATGGCATTCAGAACCACTTACACACCTAAAAATAGCTTTAAAATCATTCGGATTACAGGATAGTGAGATAAATAAAGCACTTGGTAAGTGTGTAATGGAGAGTTGGACCCTTGTAAATAAACCATTTGAGGATGAATTTCCGGGAAATAGGGAATGGAATCGTGATGCCGTTCAATTAAAATATCTTCCACAGCAAAATGAGCCATTTATTCACCCAAATTGGGACAAATTATTGGCACATTGTGGTGATGGCCTTGATGAAGGTGTTAAAAATAATGGATGGTGTCAAGCAAATGGCGTCTTAACTGGTGCGGATTATTTGAGATTATGGATTGCTTCAGTATTTCAAGCACCAAAAGAACATCTCCCTTATCTATTTTTGTATTCACCAGAGCAACAGACAGGAAAAACTACACTCCATGAAGCAATAAAATTGCTTATAACATCAAGTGGATACATGGATGTTAAAGCGGCACTAATAAATAGTGCCGGTTTTAATGAGGAAATGAAGAATGCTGTTATTTGTGCTGTCGATGAATTAGATTTACGGCAGAATAAATTCGCTTATAATCGAATGAAGGATTGGATTACTGGCGAAGAGATTCTTATTCATCCTAAAGGCAAGACGCCTTATATGGTGAGGAACGTAGCACACTTCATTCATACTGGAAATGATCCTAATGAATGCCCAGTGCCATCGGAAGATTCACGAATAATGGTTATTCGGGTTCCTCCACTTGATCCATTGGAGATGGTTCCTAAAGATGAATTATTTGTTCTCTTGGAAAAAGAAGCAGAAGCATTTTTAGGCACATTATTTTCAATTGAGATTCCCCCATGTCGTGATCGTTTAAATATACCTGTCGTTGAAACAGACGAAAAAGGCCATAGTCAGAAATTAAATCGTTCTTCACTTGAAGAATTTATTGACGAATGCTGTTTCTTAGCTCCAGGAGAGACGATAAAATATAATGATTTTTGGCTAAGATTTCAAGATTGGCTTGATCCGAATGAAGTGGCATCATGGTCTAAAATTAGGATGGGACGCTCACTACCGAGCAAGCATCCAAAAGGCCGTGTAGCATCAGATGGAGGTCAATTTTATGTAGCTAATTTATCATTTATTAAACCAGATACACTTGGGTCATCATATTTAGTCCTCAAAAAAGACCAATTGGTATTGGAGGGCTAAATGATGTTAAAAGAAATTCTCGATAAATTGAAACCAGAAGAACGTGCAAGACTTATGCACGCATTTGAAAATCATTTTAGTCAGCATGTAAAATTAGAAGGTAATAAGTTCATTGGAGTAAATATAACAGGTAACAATTTTGAAATCGAAGAGCAAGCGGGAGTATGGTCGTATGGTAATGTTAGATAAACCGATTATTATTGCATTTGGTTACAAAAAAGGTACTGGTAAGAATACCATTGCCAAGTTTCTTAGCACGCACATTAATTGTAGTTGTGCAAAATTAGTAGTTAAAGAAGTAAGCTTCGCTGCAAAATTAAAGGATATTTGCTATCAATTATATTCCTGGGCCGGATTAAAACGTGGAATTTATTATGAAAGTCATCGTGAAGAAAAAGAACAGATTCTACCGAAGTTAGGAGTATCTCCAAGAGATATCTGGATTGAAGTTGGAAACAAATTAAGAGAAGTATATCCAGGAACATGGATTGATTTTGCTCTTAATGGAGTAAAAGCTGATGTTATAATCATAACAGATATGGGTTTCACAAATGAAGCAAAAGCCATATTAGAAAAAGATGGATATCTTATTAAGATGGTTCGATCTGGCCTTGAACAAGGAACCGATGGACGTGAAGTAGAACTGGATTCATGGACACAATGGTATATGACTATTTTAAACAATGATTCATTGGAAGACTTAAATGAATCAGCATTAATGTTATGGGATAAGATAAATGCAATACATGAAGTCTGCTAATATTTATTGTGTTGATGGTCCACTAAATGGACAAGTAGTTAATGCTGATTTTTCCTTAAAGAAAATTGAAGTACCATTGACATCAAACCATTTTTATAAAAGTGCTGTTTATTTAGTCTCTGGAAAATTTACTGCTCTCGGAGAGTATATAGCAATCTTCTCACACTGCAAGAAACGATGATTGAATATAGGTTGTCAACAAATTGGAGAACATGGAGGTTATGTTTTGATTTTTATATCAGTTATGAATTTGAAGAAATAGGTATTGTATTAGGTCTTGGACCGATTTACTTATATTTTGCGATATTAAAATGAATAGACTAAAATATAATCGTTGTTATCTATGCGGACCAATGGAATATAGCAACTCCGTTGGACAGGATTGGCGTATTGCTCTCCAGAAAGAGCTAATGGATTTGGAAATAATTTTCCTCGATCCAACACATAAGCCTACTCATATCGGAATCGAGAATGAGCAGACACAAGGCATAATGAAGGAATTACGTGCTAAAGGTGATTACAAACTTCTTAGAGATATGGTTCGTCCAATAAGATCATATGATCTTAGGATGGTCGATGTTAGTGATTTTCTTGTCGTACATCTGAATCATGATGTGCAAACAACAGGCACATGGGAAGAACTATATCTAGCAAATCGGCAGAAGAAGCCAATTATTCTTCACTATTCTCAAGGCAAGGAACAAGTACCGCTGTGGCTTTTTGATGTTATTCCAGAACAAATGATGTTTGGTTCTTGGAAAGAAGTATGTAAGTATGTACGTCATATTGCTAAAGACAAACATATTGATGATTTAAACCGATGGAAGTTTTTTGATTTCTCACTTTGTAGGAGTTTTGATGAAAGTTAAAGAATTACAAGAGATTTTAAAATCAGTTGAACCAGAGGCCGATGTTATTATAAATCTTGGATTAGCTGGTATTTACGAAATAGTAGAAACTAAATTCCAAGAATCTGATGGTTATGGTTTTGGTACAGTGTTTTTGGTCGGAGCAGAACTATGAGTAAATTTATACTATTAACAGATGAGAAAAATAGAGAAATAATTCTAAATAAACGAGAAATTAAAAGTATAAGAGAATGGGATGGTGTTACTGGTATAACAACTGTCGATTGTACAGGTCCTACATTATACGTAATAGAAAGTATAAAAGAAATTTGGAGTCAGATTAATGAAAATTGAAGAATTAAAAACAATATTAAATAGATTTAATCCATCATTTGAAGTGTATCTAGTTGTTGAAGAAGATGAAATACCATTAGACTATGTTACGTGGGATACCGATAAAAAAGATTTCTCTTCTACTAATGGAAAGGTAATATTCCATGGCTAAATTTATTTTAGTTACATCACCACTAAATAATGGAAAAAGCATAATTAATATCAAAACAATAGATTCTATATTTCCTTGGAAAGATAGCGGATGTAGAATATATCATATGGATAAAGAAATAATGGATGTAAAAGAAACAATTGAAGAACTTTGGGAGCAATTAAATGACAATTAAAGAACTAAAAGAAATATTAGAGAATTTTGAAATATTGGATGAACTCCATATTTTTATAAATAATGGAGTAACAAATACTCCTTTTGAGAAAATAACTATTGAAGAAACTGTACTCAATACTAAACGTGGAGAATTCATAGCAATAAATTCTAATGATAATAGGGTAATATTCCATGGCTAAATCAGCAGTGCATCTGAATGGTAATATTCTATGTGCTATTGATGTGGAGACAACAGGATTAAATCCGGGTCATCACGAAATATGGCAGATAGCAATTGTACCAATTGATTCTAATGGAGTACCAAATAAAAAGATTTTACCATTCTACCAAGATATTAAAATCCAATTTCCTGATAGAATAAATAAACGTGCAGTGGGTTTGAATCGCGGAGAATTTGCTGCACGACAAAAACGTGCAATGGACCCATTTACTTGTGCTGATCTATTGGACGAATGGTTTCAGAGATTAGATTTACCAATCTACAAAAAGATTGTACCACTTGCACAAAATTGGCCATTCGACCGATCATTCCTTTATGATTGGCTTGGACCAGCATCATTCAATGATTTTTTCCATCCACATTATCGTGATACGATGGCCGCAGCAATATTCTTGATGGACCTTGCCGACCACAAATGCGAGCGGGTAACAATGTCTAAATTCAATATGGCGGAACTATGCAAGAAAATGAACGTCACGAACCAAAAGGCTCATGACGCTCTTCAAGATTGTCTAGCTACCGCAGCAGTTTATAAAGAATTATTGAAATATGCATCTTAATTGGTTTCAATTAAATTAAGCTTCAGCTTCTTCTTCAAGTATGGTTGTAGTAGATTTATCACCATCTTGACGATCATATCCAATAGGATCTGTACTAGATTCACATCCACCATCATCACTTCCACCATCATTAAATATGGGATTCCATCCGGCTGAATATGGAACTGTTTGGCCAGGAATCCCAGATTTAGGTAAGGACGTATTCAAAGAATCAGCAAAATCTCTTGCTGCCGCTTCAGTTTCAAATACATATTTCTCATAACACTGAAGCAAATCGCCAGTAGCTGGTGTCCCATAGCAGCTTTGTACTGGTGAGCAACATAGTCCAGATTCACTTGGGTGTGTACAATCAATTGTTATCCAAGTTACACATACCATAGACATACATGGATGCTCTTCTGAGTCTAATTCTTCTGGTTTTGGTAATTGATCCATTGGATCAGTTTGAGTACCAGAATCATCTTGTCCGCCTTCTTCATCTTGATCGAGTGGATCAGTCTCATAATCACCATCTTGTACATCACTTTGAGGCAATATATGAGTATTATCAGAATCTGGTGACTCTGGTCCAGGAGAATTTGGACCTTGTTTTACTGTAGCTTTAAGTGTAGGTTCTCCAGGTGAAATATCACCAATATCAGATGGCTTTACATTGCCTCGGCTAGTTTTTCTCCTATCAATATCTGATTTTTCATTTTTAGAATATTCACTATTTTCAGTTTTTTTATTTTTATTGGCATCAAAATCTGGCCAATTTATTCCAGTTACTGTGACATATGGCTGTGGATTACCGTCATTTTCATTTATTATTTCTACTGGCTTATCCCAACTATAGATATCATCACCATCATAATCTATTTCTGATGGGTAATAAGTATATTGTGATATATCAGATGGATATGCAAAATCATATGCATCCATTTCTCCTGACCTTACTGGGCACCATAATTCAAAATCTATACTTCGATTATCTGAGTTATATGATGCTTTATCTACACGACAAAGAATTGAGCTATTAGATACAAAATCGTTGCTCAAATCTAATGTGACATAATCAAGCGTCTCTACATTTAATAAGTGCAATGGAGTTTGAAAGCTTACTTTTTTCCACGTATTTGAATATCGTATGGACCAAAATGAGGCACTTTTTGTTACACCATCAATATAATTGAAAGTATAATAGTCATAATCTTGTTTGTGTAAACCATATTTATTATTATTATTTCTTATAATAACATGGCCATCCGCACTCTGCATTGGGGATTGTGTCCATTTACAATCCATCTTAGTCACTAAATCCTCTGTAGGAGTATGTGTCAATTTTAATGTGCCTTGAAGAATATCGTCTTCAGTAATTGTAGCTACGGATGGTTGTATCTCAGGCAAATATTGTAAATAAAAGACATCATTTTTTAAATAAATAGAGCATCTTGCTTGCCAGGCTATTTCTTGTAAAGCTGTTAGTGCATTAGGACGGTCATATATGGTAAAATTCATAGGATAATTTTCTACTTTACTTTCTACGTGATCGAAAGAAGTAGAATCATAAGTAAAATCAGTATATGTATTGATGATATATTTTAAAATATCAACAGTATTCGGACCAACACTAGAGCGAAATGTTACATAAATATCATCGCCCCAATTTTGATTCGTATTAGATGGTGATGTGTGCATTGTCAAAGTTACCACATCAAATTGTCCCCATGATTCAGTTTGTATAGTATATAAATCACTTGACAAATTCTGTAAATATCTTTGACCATATAATGTGCCCCATACAGTGACTTTTTCAACTGTACCTGGAACTATACTTATTATATATTTCTGTGGCTGTAGCGGTGATATTTGTTTTATTTGTGTTCCTGGGCCAAAATATTTATATCCACAGTTATCGCCACTAATTGTGCCATCAGGCAAAAAACCACTCTTATTATTATAATTTGTTCTCCAATAGCCACCACCTATTCCGGGCGGATCTTTTCCTGCACATTGATCTTCATGTCCAGTTATTTGAAAACCATTTCCATTCCAATAACCCCATATTTTAAACCCACCCAAATCCAATGTAGCATAGCCGCTAAAATTTTCGGCTCCATATACATATATAAAATCAGTTTCTGTTGCTAATTGTTGTTGATAAGTATTGCTAACTGAACCTCTTCTACCTGCTATTAATTCTACTGCATCAAGCGTAAAATATTTTGTAACAAATGATAATAAAATACCATATAAAGAAGCTTTCTGTCCTAAATGTGTATCAGCAAATCCTACACCTGTTGCAGTTACAGCTTTAGGTACTTCAGTTACCCTTAAAGCTTTGCTGTGAATTGTAAGACCAAAACACATTGGCCATGGTTGACCAACAAATGCTTCTGGTAAATCTATAAATTGACCTTCTTCTGGTGAAAATCCTATTTCTTTATCTTCCAACTGAGATAATACTGAGAATGATACTGTGCGATCATTTTCATTCCATGTTATTGGAGAGTTAACTTTTCCTTTAAAAAGTAAGAATCGATCAGACAAATCTAACTCTTCAAAGTATTGATAAACCCATACGTCTTTTAAATGAAGATCATAATTATTCATCAATTCTTTGATTGTACCATCAGTATCATCAAGTGTTACTGATAGTGATTGCGAATTTGATGACCCAGTTATATTTATAACTGCATCGAGATCGCTTACTTCAAGAATTTTGCCTGGAATAGAATCTACCGCACGATCAGAATATTGTAAAACATCTGTGCCATTCCATGCAATATCTAAAATTGTAATTGGCTCTGAGCCTTTTTTCTCAGCAATCTTAGCTAGAGCATTTGCACTTAAAGTTCTCATTGTTTTATACCTTCAAATTCTATTTGTATATTTTGATAATTTCCAGGCGATGTCAATTCAAATGGATTAGATGTAAATTTTCCAATAAAAATTGAACCAAGATGATCGGTTAATCTTATTGTACTACTAAAATATGATCGTAAAAAGGCCCTAAATTCTAATCCCTTTTGACGCGTAAATTCGAAGTTAAAAACAATCTTTTTTCTTGTTGATGTTTTTATATAAGTATATACATTTCCACCCATTGTTCTATTTAATGATAGCGAACTTGTTAATCCTTCACTATCATTAAATAATGGATTTGGTAAAAAAGTTGTTGTATTGATTCTAGGATATGGTGCTTCAAGTTTTATTGACATTATGCCAACTCCGCTTCAAATTCCAATGTAAGCATATTGCCAGGACGACCGACACGAGATATTGGAGAATCGGGATTAGTAATAATTCCTGTCCATTCTCTGCCTTCCCAGTCTGTTAGTTTTACATTCTTGCCAAGTGATGCTTCAACAAAATCTAATACATCTTGGCATTCTACTTCAGTTAATGCATTAAATTCTAGTGAAAGAATGAATGACTTATTCCAATTAGGATCAGCATAAATAATAAGTGTACCACCGCGTGTTGTTCTATTTATCCTTTGAAATTGCATTGAGTCTTTATTGTTAAACTCAGGGCCACTCAAAGTAACTATACTTGTTGGAGCAATGGTAGGATATTCTAGTGTAACTCCATCAGTTGCCGTCAATGATGGTGCTGTTGTACTTGGTGGTGATGGTGCATTTGGATCAGTTGTAGAGCCTACCGAGGGCGAATAATTGCATAAAACACCATCTTCATCTAATTTGTAAAATGCCCATGAATCCGATAATTCCAGTTCGGATTCAATTGTTTTATTAAATGTGCCATTGATTTCAAAATCATGTGTTACAGTTAGATCGCCATCAATTCCTGTTGAACTTATATTTTCTAATGATTGTGTTAACGTCAAAGTATCGATAATAAAATATGAAAATTTATCTATCTCCCATGAGTCTGACAATGATAATGTACTATCAAAACTCTCACTTATTCCAGATGCTTTTACTAGTTCTACTTCGAAATCATGAATAATGTGTATTGTGTCATTTGGTGCTGGCGAACCAATGAATTTACGGTCAATCGAATGCCCGAGTCTATAAGAATAAATATATGGATCGCCATTGTCATCAAATTTAATTACATCACTTGTTAATTCACTAGTAAAATCAGCATAAAAAGCACCACCAGTATAAAATGTACTACCTAAAGGCAATGAACTATCAATAGGCTTTGTTATTATTTTTATTGACGTTAAAGAATCTGTTAATGAAAGAGAATGTGATAAAAGTTGATGATTTTCTGGCCGCGGTGCAGCCATTATTTTTGGAGTAATTAATGATACTGGAGGATGATTCTCACTATCAGCAATATTTGTTGGCGTTATAACAAGCTGATTTTTCCATTCCTCAACACGTCCACCAAGCATTGGTACATGCCAAGCGCAACCAGGAAATTTATTTCCACGGCTACCGTGGCAGAAGCCATGGAAAGTATTTTCATCAAAAAATGTACCTGGAATAAATGCTAATTCAGCAATGTCACCTACAAAATAATCAGTGCCTAAATCAGATGAGCATCCAAGATACATATCTGCTGGAATGTCAGTATTATCTGTTATTGGTGTATAGGCCGGATAAACAGAGTCTATATATATAGTATGTATCGATCTTATTAATAATCTCAAATAAGTTGTATTAATACTTTTATCATGTGTGAGACAAAATGCCATCCATTCGCCAGCATAGGTACTTAAATTTATTGCTGATATACTTAATATCCCTGTATCACCACCAGCAGAATTAATATATCTCGCTCTTAATCTGTCTGAGCTACTTGCTTGAGTAACATAAATTTGAACATGTGGTGTTGCTCCTGGTGTTCCCCAAGCCAATATTTTAGGAGAATCTGAGCCTGGATTACCAGCTGGTAAACGAAACCAGCCCACGAACCCCCAATCATCATTGGGGATTGTGAGCGCTGGATCATTAGCCATTGTGGCATAAGCAGTTCCGTCATGATACCAACCCATTAGGCTACTCCCAAATTATTGATGGAACCCAAACTGATCTTTTATTTAAAGTCCAAGATGATGTTTCAAATAGCAGGATTATAAATATAAATTCTCCAGCTACAGGTGTATCAGCATCAAGTGTAATTAATGATTGTAAAATCTCTGAATCAGTTCCAGGATTAGACCATGTTAGTGTCGCTGTTCCTTCGGCATTTAATCCTGTTGTATCAAGATCAAATACTTCATCAACAGCAATACTTTTCCAATAAGGATTTACTTTAGCATCACCGGCTGCTGCATCATAAGATACTGCATTTAATTCTAATTTGCATGTACCAGTTGGTAAAGGATCAGGGGTTCTAAACCATAGATGCATTTCTGCATTAGCGTCTAATGATGCCATTACACCTAATCCTTCAACTATAGCACCATTGGTTGATCCACCAAATGCATCTGGATATACCTTATTTTGTGTCGCAGGAAACGCAGAGAATGGAAATATTCGTGTAGCCATTATGCATTCACGGTGTAAGTGATTTTAATTTGATCGCCATTGTTTACAGCTTGGTCACTTGAGAATAATCCAGTGGCCCAAAGAATTCCGTCACCAGCGTGATCGCCAACAGTGTCAGCAGCAGCACCTAAACCGACAAGAAATCCACCTTTGACTGTTCCTGATGCTGTGATATTAAAAGTAGCGACAGCACTATTTGTTATTGATTGTCCTGAAGCGGCATCTTCATCCCATTCAATACGACTGCCAGCACCATAGTCAGAAAATTCATCCCAACCATTACCAGCTTGATCGATATTATCATATGTATCTGTTGCAGCAAGAGCTGAATATCCAACAGAATCAATTAAAGATAAATACCATGTCGTTGCAGCAGTCTCTTCATGGAACATTACATCAAGAAGAAAATCCTTGCCTTCATTTGTAATGCCATTATGAAACTCTTCTTCGAAGATAGTTTCACCATCACGAATAATTTCCACATTAAATATGCCACCAAAATTCTTTAATTTGTGACTGCCTTTTGATTTTATTTCTTTCATTAGATCCTCGATGTATTTCGTCTTAGTTCACGTGTCAATTCAGCAGCTACTGCACGAGCAGTTTCTTTTGGTGCAGATGCACCATTCACACTGATATTAACATCACCTACATTTGTAACTGGTCCACCTGATGCACGATAGACTGGTTGTTTATTGTTATTTATTGCTACAAGTTGTGAGAAAAATTTCCTTGAAGATGCAGCATTTACAACAAATTCTCCTGGAGAAAGCATCGCAGGAATAGTATCACTGCCGCGTGGAGTAAATCCGCCATTATTACGGTATAGTAAACCACCACGATAAGCAGTTGCTGTCTCAGAATTATTGCCGCTAAAAGCTTGATTTACTCTAGCAATTTGTTCTTCAACACGTTTAAGACTATTTATCATTGATTGTGAAGCTTGTTCTACATTATTTGCAGCCTGTGTCGCTCCTTGAGATATATTATAATTTAAAGAATATCCGGTATCAATGGCTTTTTGTTTTGTAAAATCTATTGATATCACTTCAGTTTGTGATGCTTGCTGTATTGCAATTGCACCTAATTTTGCACCATCAGAAATATTTTTACCAAGAGCATCACCAGCTTCTTTAGATTTCTGTTTTATAGCATCTGTTTGGCCATTAGTTTTACTTTCTAAACCAGTATCAGCAGGCTTATAATTTTCAATTGTACTTTGATTTAATAATAATTTGTCTGAAGCAGCCTTAAATAAGTTAGCATTATCTTGTCCTTCGACAATTGCTTTCTGTTTTTCAGGTATTTCCGATAATCTATCAATAAGTGTCTTTAATTGGTCAGAGGCATCTTTAAGACTTGGACCTATTCCTAAGAACTTTGTAGGAGTCTTTTCTTCTGCATAGACAAGTGCTTCACGAATCTTAGCCAATTTTTCAACAGCATCAGCATATTCTGGTGAAAGACTTTTGCCTGATAAAGCTAATTTTTGAGCCTCCAATGCTGCATCAGTAACAGCTTTCTTTAATAATTTTGTTGTTTCAAGACGTTTTTTATAGTCATCAATTCTAGACCTACTGAATGTAGGCACTTTATTTATATCGTCTAATTCAGATTTAAAATGCTTTATATCTGCTACCGATAATTTAATAGCATCATCTATCTCTTTTTGATTTTTGACTTGCTCTGATGTAGCAGTATTTCCAGTCTTTTGAAGCTTATTTAATTCATATAATCTCTTTTGCTGTTCTTTATTTGATGCTGCACCAACAAGAGCATTAATAATAGCTTGAAGATCAGATTTAGATTGTGTTTGTAAATCTTTTAAAGCATCAGCAATATTTTTAAATGAATCTTTAGTTGCCTGCTCAAATGTCTTTACTTGCCCAGTTAGTGGATCGAAGAATCCTTGAGTTGCAGCTTGAAATTCTGATTTTAATTCAGTTGCATTAGCTAGTTGAGCATATACTTTTACTTTTCCAAACTCTTTTTCTAGATCTTTTGATACGCCAGCTAAATTTTTTAAAATCTTTTCACGTTTTAGGGGATCAAATGTTGTTGCCAACTTCTTTTTTAGATCCTTAAAACGATCAATAAGATATTTTACTCTTGATTCAATTGTTTTTAGATCAGGAGCAATTTTCTTAATTGTAGCTGATTGCTCAATAATTTGCTTCTTAGCTTCTTCCTGAAGATTATACTGATTCTTTAATGTAGTTTCAACATCGTCTTCTGCTTTTCTAATCAAAGAAGCATTCTTTGTTTGATCGGCAGCAGCTAAAGCAGCTTTTGATTGTGCTTCAGCACGTTGCTGTAATGTGTTTGCTAATTTTTTTTCACCTTTATTGGCTGCTCTTACCGCAGCAGAGCGTAAAGCTTCAGCACGGGCAATTCGTTGATATACTTCGTGATATTTATCAACAGATTTTAATTGCCTTTCAAAATTAAAATCACTAATGCTTCCAGAAATATTCTTTGCTTCATCATTTATTTCTTTTAATTTATTTACAGCATTATTAGCAAATTTGTCGAAACTTCCAAATAATCCTGAGATAGCAGATAAATGACCTGAAGCTTGATCTTCTAAAGAAGAATATAGTATTTGTTCAATCTGTTGTATATCTTTATCAGATTGCCCAAATAATCTTTGGCGATTTATTAAGAATTTTTGTAATGTAGATAATAATTTATTATTACCTTTACGTTGTTCCTCTAATTGTGCTTCATATTTTATTAAACCTAGTTTTCGAGAAACTTCAAGTGTCTTTTCTAATTCGTCACGATATTCTCTAGCTGCTTTTGCATTTTTATTAAAATATCCCTGAATAAGAACTGAAGCTGCACCTATCGCGGCTGCCCAAGCAAATGGTGATTTAGCTAAAGATTTTATACTAGCCTTAAAAGTCTCTCCACTTGATAAAGCATTTTTAAATCCTTTAGTCATGGCTGCTAAAGAGCCATCAGCGTACTTTCTAACAATTAACCATGCGGCACCAGCAAGTGACAGCGATATTGTAAAAGCTTTTATTGCGCCAGTTGCCCCACCGAATGAATTAAATACATCTAATAGAGCATTATTAGTATTGCGACCAAATTTGGTCATAGCGATATCTAATTTATTTAATTCTAGGGCGACTTGCTTAGCATTAGTATTAAAAACTATACCTTTAGCTTGTGCTAGATCACTTGCACCAGCTTTTTTAATTCTTTCAAGACTGTCAGCATATTGTTCAGCAACTGTCTTACCTAAGCCTAATGCGCCACGAATAGCACGTACACGGCCAAAAACTTCACCCAATTCAGATGCTGTACCGCCAGCAGCCTGCTCAATTTTCTGTAATAATCCTTGTAATCCATAGGCTTGAATACCAGCTTCAGCACTAGCAATACCTAGATCAGCAAATACTTCTTTGAGTTCCTTTGTAGGCTTTATTAATTTAAGCTGTACATTTGTTAATAATGTATATGCTTCATTATATTGAATACCAGCCCGAGTCAATGTAGCCATTGACGCGAATACTTCATCAAGTTCTACACCTAGTTGTGCTGATAAAACAAGAACTCTACCAAATGTATCAGCAAATTCTTGACCGCGTATACGTCCTAATTCAATTGTCTTGAATAATTTACCAGCGACTTGATCTGCCTGAGATGAAGATAATTGATATGAGTTTAAAACTGATGATAGTAAATTAACAGATGATCCTAGATCAGTAACAGCGGCAATACTAAAATCACTTGCAGTGCCAAGAAATTTAAATGCATCAGCTGTATCGACAACTTGGTTTGATAATGTTTGATAAATACCTTCAGTTACTGCTGGAAGCGGTTGTCCAGTTATGGCTGCAAACTCTTCCGTACGTTTAGCTAAGTCTTCAAAGTTTTTGTAAGATTTACCACTAATTGTTTGAATTTCTGCTAAGCTTATTTCATAAGAACGTGCAGCTTTTGCTCCTTCAACAAATGCACTTGTTACTTTTGAAATTGCTTGGTGAATCAACTGAATCGTAAAAATTCGGATAACACTTTTCCAACTAAGGATCATGTCACCAGAAGATTTCTTTACGGCTCCAGCAGTCTTTTCAGCTTCAGCACGTATTTTAGCATAATGATTTGTAGGTACACGAGAGAATGTTTTACCATAAGATAAAACTGATTGCTTAACAACATCATTATATTTTTTAGTATTATTTATAGTTTCATTTTGAGCAGTAGAAATACTTTTATAATAATTAGATGGCAAACGTGAGGAAGTCTTACCATAAGTGTCTTTTGTTCTTTTTACAATTCCATCGCGTTCTTTTTCAGCATCAGAAGACTTCTTCACTGATTGAGCTAATCGTTCATTGGCTCTTGCAGCAGAATTTAATGACGCTTCAATACCTTTTGATGAATCATTAAAAGATTTTGTTGAAGAAGCAGCTTTAGATATAGCATTGCTATAGCCATTTAAAGCCTTAGTTAAAGCCTTAATTGTGCTTATTGCATTTCCTGCTTCAAAACCTAATACAGTTTTCAGTTCATCAGCCATTAGATGGTTATCCGTTTAGATTCAATTTTAGGTATTATTAGTTTTACGTTATTCATTCGTTTTAAAGCAGCATCTTTACCAGCGATCAACGAATGCCATGGGGCTGATTTACTTACGCCAACATTTTTAAATTCTTGAATATTGTAATGTTCTACATTTGTTGTTATAGTGATTTTAAAATCTTTTAAATTATAGTTTGGTTTTGCTGAACCCAATGCTTTACCATAATCTATTCTACTTTTTACTCCACCAATAGATGATATAATTAATGTCTCATTAATAAGTTCAGCTAATTCTAATAGTGAACCTTGAGACATTCCAGACCAAACTGGAACACGGCCTGTTACAGCTTCGATCCAATCACTAGCTACCGCATGAAGTTCACGTTTTAAATGTGCTTTAAGTTCTTCTTCATATTTATCAATATTTATTGTAGCAGTTGTAAAAAATCCTGTAAATTTCATTCGTCGTACCACTCTTGAGGCGGAGGATTCTTTTCAGCTAATTCTAATAACTCGTCTAAATCTGGTGTTATTTGATTTATTCTATGTTGTGCCATTAACTCTTCAAAATATACACTAATAGTATATCTTTTAGTTCTTCTGGCTTCCCACCAAAAGTAATACATAAGATTAAAATCAAATATATACCATGGCCACAAATATTGTTTTAATAGTATTAAAATAACAACAGTAATTGGAATAAAAATCATTTTGAAACTCCGCAGTTAGGACTCGAACCTAAAACCGGATGATTAACAGTCATCTGCTCTACCAATTGAGCTACTGCGAAGAGAACATGGCTTCAATGTTCTTCACTTCTTCCATTTCACGGACTTGATTATATCCAATCAAGTCCGCTTGCTTATCAATATCTAAGGAATCAAATTCCCAGGGTTTTATTCCGAAACGCTCGCAGGCTCTCCAGATGGCGTACTTTTCTGTTCGCCATTTAGGGAGAGTAATGCGTCTCTCCGTGCCTGCTCGCCGCGTAAAAAACGATCACGAGCCGCCTCCACTTTAGCTTCATTTAGACCTTGTGCCGATAGAGCACCATTAATAATTCTATTAATTTCGAGGTCACTGAAGCCAGAATCAGACAACTCTTTTCTAAAGAATGTCCAAGTCTGATGGTCACTTGGATCGACCAATTCCCATTCTAACTCTGGTGTAGCTCTTAATGATGTTATAATAAGCCAAGCAGTTTTCTTTTCAGAATATCGCTCAATTGCCTTATTATAGCCTTTGTCATTAAGATCAGGAATATCTACACCATCGATCTTCCTCATTTTTGGCTGAGGTATTGGACACATTTTATCAAATGGGGTATGGTCCAATACCGCCTCTGCAACTAATATAATATCATCTCCATTACCCCGAGGTATAGGAATAATTTCTTTATTCGGTTCTGAAATATGTCTTCCTTTGATTTTCATAATATTATTCTCTTATACTCCACGTTCGTATGTTGGTGAGGTAGTATTGCACTTACCAGAACAAGATACCTGTGAATCACGTAGATTATGGTTTAAGCTCTCATAGCGGAAATGAGGGAGTGTAATTTTTTCAGTATTATTACCACCACAATTTGGATCATACCAAATTACTAGATCGACACAATCCTGGGGATTACATCCATCAGTATCAGTTGTCTCCCAATCTGATGCCTCACCAGTATGGGTTAATACCTCTTCAACAGTCGGTACACCGCTACCAGTTACAGCCGATAGAAATTCCCACATGAATTCAAAAGAGACTTCCATTGGCTCTTCATCAGAATCACGAACGCCATCAAGAACACCCCGGTTCTTAATATATTCGCGGTTCTTAATCATATTATAAGTTACGTTACCTTCACCAATTCTAATTTCTAAGCGTCGGCCAAGGAATGTGACAGCACCACCAGCGGCAACTTCTTCAGCGAGACCTGCCGATAGTACCATACTTGTTGTCGTTCCATCAACAACACCTGGTGTAGTAAGAACCATCTCTTCACCAGCCGATGTCCCTGTTAATAGGGAACCGTCGAATGTGAATGTAGTATCACTAATTACTGTCGCTGCTAAATCATCCTGGAAAGTTATTTTAATATCGTAACCAGCACCACCAGCTTCGACAAGTACATCGCCATTACCAATGCCATCAAGTGCTTCAAGTTCAGTTGTAATAAGAGCATTCGTTGCATCATAGGCAATAGCATTAGTTGTCTGAGTACCATAAGTTAGTGCAAATGTGCCGCCAGAAGCACTATCAAGGTCAATCTGGAAAACAGCATTTGTGCCGCCAGTTGTTGTTACGCTTGATACAACGTACTCTGTTGAAGTAGAATCGTTGGCAAATTGTACAACACAACCAACAGGAACACTTTCATCGCAATCAGTCAGTGCAATTGTGGTTTCATCTGCTGGTTCAGTATCCGTATTAGTAACACCTGTTACTCTAAAACCGTCGTAGATATAAAAATCAGCTAGTTTTAGGTCAATAGGCGCAAAGCAAATTGTTTGGGCTTCAGCCTGTATTAGTTTCATGTAATTTACTCCTAGGAATGTTTATTTTGTAAGCCTTTGTTTTCGGCACAAAGTAGCCTAGTTTGGTAAGTAAATTTCATAGACAGCTTCAACTGAGCCGCTATTTATTTTTACTTTGTCGTCCATATCTCCAAAATTATTTACCGTGATGCCAGAATCTAACGGTAGCATTCGACCTAAATAATTATCATAACTATCATATACACATATTTCAGAAAATGCATCTAGAATTATTCCAGTAATATCTAATGGGCGATATTTATTAGAACTATAATCTACTGAGTAGATTACATTTATTCCTACAACAATTCTAAAAACATTATTGCTTATTTGTTGAATATGTGGTTCATCCATGTAGAATTCAATATATTCATCATGGATTGATGTATCTCTTGTTGTACCTCGAAGATGGAATGGTATAGAATTAGTATTAGCTACTAGCTTAAAATGCTTAGCAGCTGAAATAAAAATTCTCTTAACCCATTCAGGATTTGGTGTATTCATCTTCAAGGTCCAAGTCAGAACTGAAAGAACTAGAGACAGGACTGCCTTTAGATTCTGATACTTTTAATATTGTTGATTCTTGATAGTATTCTGTTATATTATTAACAGAATATTCTTTGCTATTAAAAATAATTTTATCATCAATAGCGACAGTATCAAAGTCTTTATTATCTAAAAGTATAAATCTATCATCAAAATTGTACACTGCTTTGCTAGGAAGAATAGCACGTACAATTGTATTTGGTAGAAGAACGGCTTTTTTAATATACTTTTGATTGACTGTAAGCCGTTCTTGTCCAGTGTCTATATTAAAATCTTTAGAGATAATATGAATTAGAATCAATGAGAATCCATATTCTCTCTTTAATTGGTAAATAGTATCATCAATAAAACTCATGTAAGTGCTTTCACAATTAGGGCACCAAGTATTGTACCAGCTGTACCGACAATTGTTGTACCAAGGATTATATTAAATCTACGTTGAAGAATATGAAGTTGTTCAACGCGATCTAATCTCATTATTAATCCAGGTTTATTTTGATCTCTAGGATCACCAATAACAGCTTCATAAATAACATCTAACTTCTTATTTATTTCTTGTACAACAGCTTCTAATTCATTTTTGTCCATTATGTCCTCCATAATTCTGGGGCTAGCCTATGCTAGCCCCAGACTATCATTGATCTTAGCCGATCATTACGGCTCCTTGATCTTCATCGAGGACTTTAACACCACAGAGTAGGTCACAAGTAACAAGATGTCCTTGACCAACACCCTGATAAGTAATGGTAATACGCATTGATAAGCCTTCATAGCTTGCAATGCCAGCAAGAGCACCAGTACCAGCCTTCGGTAAAGCTAGTGGTCGGTTAACAAGTGTTAGTGCATTGCGAGTGAATGCGAAGTTATATTCGCCACCAGGTCCGAGGCCGACAGTATAATCATTGGCAATTGCAGCCTCAAGTGGACGATCAAGTGTGATAGCATAACCTGCTCCACCGGTCTCTACCTTGATAATACAGTATTCTGCATCAAGAAGTGTAGCACCATTATTAAAGGAGCAAAGCTGACCAACTTGAGGTACACCAGTACCATCAACCCAAATTTCCTTATCATAGTCCTTTGGATAAGCAGCAGGGCCACCAGCGGCAGCGTGCTCAGTTAGAGCAACATCGGCCATTGGAACAAGATATACGTCATTATTGGCACTTGGCATTGCCACTCTAATAGGACGATCAAATGTTACAACATCACCACTAATATCAGTGATGCGATGAGGCATCTTGTCAAATAGTGTCGCAGTTGTACCATCAACGAAGTAGATATACTGTCCAGCAACATAACCGGCACCAGCAGCACCATCACTAGTAAAAGTGAGATCACCAACAGCAAGTGCAGTGGCATCATCGGCATCAACGACACCAGTATCGGTAACACTTGACATGTTCTGGCAAGCATAGGTATCAAAACCAAGCTTACGGCCTAGTGCAGCCTCTTCGAGAGCCGTTCCACCATCACCGACCTTTTCGGCTGAAATGAATAGCTCAAGAGCAAGTGCTTCAGTCTCAGTGTCATTGGTAAGAATCATTCGCCGTCCAGCCATTGGACAGTTATTCTTATTCATAACATTACGTGCTTTGAGCATTAGGCTCTTGGCATTATGGGCGTCACCAGCGGTGCTATTGATTTCACCAAGATCACCAACAGTATTATCAAGATATTGATATACCTGACCAAGAAGAATCTTATCAATGTGTTCAGCAAGCGAAGCTGCTGCTGGAGCAAGATACTCTTCCTGAAGATTTACCATTGATCGTGACTCTTCACCATCACGAATCATGAATGAAGTATGTACATGCTGATTGAGTACAACAGGCACCTTAGTTGCAGTCGCTGCCTGAATGGTAACATCATCATTAGTGCCTTTACGCTTGGCTGAGAACTTGCCAGGCTTACGGGTATTAACGGTGTCACCGAAGTCAGCGATTTCGTTATTAAAATCAGTATGAACAAGACGACCAGCTACCATATTCTCATAAAGAAGGAAGAGGGTCTCTGATGCCCATAGCTCGGGATTCCAAGCTCGTTCGTCAGTATCAAAATCGTTATCAAAGCAAATTAGTGAGTAGTAGTTTTGGTTTTCCACAGGGAAATCTCCTAAGTTTTTGTAAATTAAGGACATTAACCCCGACCTTCCATTGCCGCTGCGTAAGCTGCCGGGTCTTCTTTACGCAACTTGTATCGTTCAGCTTCAGTCATTTTAGTGAGATCATGCTTGCCCTTTCGATTTGGACCAGCATTTCCAGCACCAAGACCGCCACTCTTAACGCCCTCAAATAGATTTCCATGTAGCTGAGGTAGCTCTTTCATCCGTTTAACTGCATCTTTAACTGATAAATCTAATTTAATGGCCTTTCCATTTTTATCCTCGTCATCAAAATCGACTCTGGCTTCGAATGAATCAGTAGGCTTGCCATCCTCATCAAGTTTTTGTGTAAGTTTTACCTTATCACGTAATTCATTGTAAATTTGTGTCGGTCGAATTGCACCATGCTCATTAGCAGCAGCGAGAATCTCATTTGTAATCACTGTTTCAGTGTATCGTGTCTTCCAAAGATCAGCAGATCGCTTGGTTTCTTCGAGTTCTTCTTGATGCTTCTTCTGAAGTTTTGCTTCCTTCTGTCGTGCTATCTCTTCAGCGGACATCGTTTTCCGCTGTAGTTCTTCTATTTTAAGCTCAAGTTCTTCACGTTCAGCGGAACCAGCTTGAGCAGCATTTCTTGCTTCTTCAAGTTGGGTTTGAAGTTCTTTATAAGCTTCTTGAGTCTTTCGTTTTTCTTTTGCTTGAATCCTATTTAAATCGGCCTGAGTAAATTTCTTCTCAGACTCTTGATTTCCTTCAGTATTTTCTTCTTTTTCTTCAACAATCTCTTCTTCATCACCTTCAAAACAAATTAGTGAATAATAATTGAAATTTTCCATTTTTGATACCTTTACTAGGGATCGAGGTAAAGTGCTCTAAGATTTTCTATAAATACGAATACTATCTGTATTAGCTAAATAAGGAAGCAAATATCTCCAAGCAATTATACTTGGAACTCCACAAGCTAAATAATCTAATGGTGCATTTGTATCATAAGTTGTTGATACACTGCTAAATGTTCTTGCTTTTACTGCTAGATTAGCATATTCTTTATCTGGATCGACGCCATCTAATAGAGAGTATGCAATTTCATAACACGCGATATTAATATCATCGGGAATTGTTTCTGTTCCATCAGGTTCGTCACCATAATATCGTGGAAATTCAAGGACTTGAGTGTCTTCGACTTTCCAACCACTAAACTGTAATCGATCAATAATTGCTGTAGCCATATTCATGGCTTTTGTTTTATTACTATCACTAGCTTCCGTCCATGAAAGTGCGTGTAGTTTTTCAGTGAAATAAGTATCTGCATCGATAATTGTACTATACATCTTGTTCGTCCAATAATTCTACTAATAGATCGAGAATATCGTTTACTTTGGCTTCTGCCTGTTTACTAGCAATTGTTTTAGCTAAATCATCAATTAAGAGGTTTTTAGTCTTACTAGAAAATTCACCAGTATTGTAGTCATAATATCTAAACTGCACTGATAGGCGCTGTTTATTTCCTAATGTTGTTAATTTTAATGATTCAACAAAAAGGTTATCGAACTGCTTAGACTCTACCGCTGGAACTACTTTCGGTTCTTTTGCATTTAATGGCTTTAGTGGCATATTATCCTTTCACTTTTACTATATCGACATGTGCTAACCAACTAATATTTTCATCGGTTGTACCTTGTACTGTTATTTTTAATGATTGATTTGAAGTATCAGCAGAAATAGCTACACTCCAACTAAAATCATTTGTAAAATCTTCAATGGTATCGCTGTTAGTTATTGTGGCATTACCAGCAGAATCTCTTGTTAAAATACCTTCCCAATGAATTCCATGGGTTGTATAGTCGCCATTCGTTTGACGACCAATTAATTTAACAGTAACAAACCACGTCTCACCTTCGGTGATTGTTAATCGCTCACTTGAACCATCAAGGAATAATTCTGTAGCTGTATCATCAGTTGTCTGGTTTCTTAAAAGAAATTTACTAAATTGTGCATCACCAGAAGCTGAAAATTTACCAGAAGCTTGTGCAACTTCACCGTAATGATCTGCAACTGCTTCTAATCCAGAAGCAGACGAATAGTCTGATGTTACAGTATTTGATTTTCCACAATTAATTGAACTGTATTGAACACCAGCAGCAATTGCAATGGTATTATCATAGCCACCTCCGATAAAGCAACGGTATCCCTGTATTACATTATTGTTGCCACCGGATATTGTATTTTCACCATTATATGTTGAAGCAGCTACAATAACATTAGTATTTCCACCGGATATAGTATTGCCATCTCCGGTAGATGCTTGCGTTACACAACCATTTCCACCAGAAATTGTATTATAACTGCCATCATTTATTGCGTGACTATTTCCGCCAGATATTACTGAATAATCACCACCATTAGAATTATTATAGCCACTAATAATTGCACTGTATTGGGCACCAGCAGTGAGTGCTATGTCATTAGACTCTCCACCACCAATGAAACATGTTTGTCCTTGGATACTATTACTATTGCCACCAACAATAACATTTTCACCATTATATGTTGAAGCAGCAACTGTTGTATTACTGTCTCCACCCCCAATAAAATTATGTGTACCACATCCTGTAGGAATTGTATTGGTGTCACCACCACATATTACTGAATCATTGCTGGCTACAATAGAATTGGTATCGCCGCCACCAATAAAAGCATGTTCACTTGTTGTTATACTATTAGTATCACCACCAACAATTGTACTATCACTACAGTTTTCACCAATAATATTTTGATAGCCGCCGCCAATAAAAGTATAACTTGAGCCACTAGAATTTGACCAGCCACCTACAATTGTAGAATATAAGGCTCCAGCAGCCAATGTAATATCATTAGTGCTTCCGCCGACAATTATGCAGTATCTTCCTTGGATAGAATGATTATATCCACCGATTATTATATTATCACCATTATTAGTTGCAGCTGCTACTAATAATTGGCTGTTACCACCACCAATGAAATTTCTTGTACCGCACCCCGTCGGTATTTCATTATTATCACCACCAACAATTACACTGTATTGACTTCCAGTAATACTATTAGTATCACCACCACAAATTATTGAATCAGCTGCTGTATCAATGTCATTAGAATCACCACCACAGATGACACTATGGGTTGAGGCTACAATACTATGATTATCACCACTAATTATTGCAGAATAATCACATGATGTTCCAATGCTATTACTATAGCCACCACCAATGAAACAATAATGACTTTCTAAAGTATTATATCGTCCACCACCAATAACAGCATATACTATACCAGCAGCTAATAATATTGTGTTTTCTCCACCTCCAACTATAACGTCTGCTATACCTTGAATTTGATTTGCACCGCCACCACCAATAAAATTATAATTTTTATTAGTAGTAGCAGTTATAATAGTATTAGAATAACCACCACAGATTGTTGAATAGTTATTTGCAGTTTCAATACTATTATTATTTCCACCACCAATTAAACAATAATCTGAGATTATTGCATTATTTCTACCACCACTAATAGAACTATAATTAGATGAAGTAATTTCATTTAATCTACCTGATCCAATAAAACAATAACTAGATGAATCTATTACACAATAATAGCCACCAATTATTCCATCATAATTTCCAGATGTACTTATACCGCAATAACTTCCCCCTATTAAACCATTAGCATTTAATGGTACTCCTTCTGATCCCATTATATATAAATGAGTTCCTCCAACAATACCACAGAATCTAGCAAAATCTAGATTTGTACTATTAGATCCAACTATACCATTATAATATACCACAGTTGTTGCAGATCCAGAACTATATGAGTCAAAGCAGCCTATAATTGCCGTATATCCAGACTGAATAATATCACAATCTCGTCCACCAACTATAGCTGCATAAGAAGAACTAGAATCAATAGAATTATTGCTGCCACCAATTAATGAGGAATAATTAGCGGCAGCTACTTGAGTATCTAGGTCTCGATCTAATTGTAGATCAACAGCATAGTTTCCGCGAGCGTTGCCACCAAGACCCTGTATTGCTCCTGTTCCTGTTGGCACTAAAGTGACATTATCTGGAGCGCCATACTGCGGTGATTTTAAAATCGTACCGTCAAATGTAAGATTACTTTCCCAAATAATATCATTAGATGACCCTTGTGTTAATAATTGATTTTCTCCACCACCAGTGAATCCTACACTACCGTCAATTAATGGGTATAGCCCAGCATGGTTACCCCAGGAATAAGCTGTATTCCAATTAGTAATGTCTCCTGAAGATATTGAATGTGCAGCAGAAGCAACGAAAACAGGATCAGTTTCTGCTCCAGCAGGAAGCGTATTACTCCACTCTGTTCCAGTTGCTGCTTTAACTAAGAAATAGCCTTCGGTTCCTGTTGGCGGTATTAATTCTTCCCAGGAGTATGTGCCACCAGTCCAAACTAATGCATCACCTTCAATACCATCGCCAGGGATTGTAGCTACACTTGCCCATGTAGGTGGCAACCCGGAGCCCTGCGAGACAAGCACTTGGTTAATTAAACCAGGTGCAATATACTCGCAGAGCCGTGAATCTGAATCTACTTTGGAAATAATGGCACCAGCTGCGCCGGGATTCCTTAGTGTGATTCGATGTGGTTGATTCGGGTTGCCTAATACCATGATATTACCGATAACTAGGAACGATTACTTCAATGCCATTTATTTGAGCCACACCAGCTGTACTACCACCAGTGTCATCACGTTCAAATGAAATTGCAATATTTAATACACTACCTGGTGCTAGTTCATCACCAACTTCAACACCAGAGATTGTAAAATCTTCATCAGCTTCTGCTATAACGGCCTTCATATCAATTGCAGCTGTAGAGCATAAATCAGTGCCATCTAATGCACCGCCTTTAATATGCTTACAAACAACATCGAGAAGACTCTCAGCATTTGCAGCAGCAGACAATTTGCCCTTGATTCGGACTGTTAAATCTTCACCAACGACATAATCTGCTGGTACAACGAAATCAAACATACAATATTCGGTGGCAGCAGTATTATTGGTACTGGAACCGAGGACTGGACTACCGGCTGCTGCTCCTAGACCTAATGTACCGCCATCACCATCTGGACTTGCTGGTAATAGTGCTTGGCCATCATCTTCTTGTCTTAGATTAGATAATGCAATTGCATAAGTCTTATCGACGGTCGCAAGTGTTAATTTTCCGGTACTATCAAGAGCAGCATCACCACTCATTGCTACTTCAACGAAATTAGTGCCGTCACCGACAAGAAATTTACCAGAAGCAGCGGCCCAAGCAGAAAATCCACCTAGCGTTTTAACAGAATCAAGTTCAGTTTGTGTTGCAGATAGTTCTGCAATCATTCTAGCCCAATCACGGTAATCTGGTGCTTTGCTTTGACCAACAGTGCGATTTTCACTTTCACCATCCCAAACGCTTGTAGGATAATCAGCCATTAATAGTCTCCGAGGTTAACCCAAGTAATCTTGACTGTACCACTAACAGTAATGTCACCAGCACCGCCACCATTATCCATTGCGACATTAAGGTAGACTGGGCAGGGTGTCGTTGTACCATCTTGAATTGCTACAGCATCATCTTGGTCTGTTACTGTAACAGCACCAGGGTCACCAGCAAAAACTACTGAACTAGCCGCAAGCCAAGTAATATCTGTTGTAGCTAGAGCTTGATCTGTTGCAGCAACAGTACCAAGTCCTAAGTCGCCTTCCTCTGCTGAAGCATAATCCGCCGATGCAAGATCAAGATCAATTGTAATTCCGAGGACTTTAATAGCACCTTGAGGGAATGTGTAAATTAATGCACTACCATATTCTTTTGTACCACCTTCAGCACAAGAGATAGCTACATCGGTTAGTGTTAAGGTTGTTTGCTGAACTTGGCCAGCCTGTGAAGAGTCAGCGACACCAGTGCCGACTGTGCCAGCAGTTCTTGCACCGACACCGAGTTTAGTTTGTATACCAATTACTTCCTGAACAATTCGATTCCAATCCCTGAAATCAGGTGCTTTGTTTTGAGCAAGATCAGGATCACGATTTAGTGTAGTTCCATCCCAAAGGCTTGTAGGATATACCATTTATTGTTCCTTTAAATTTGGGTCTTGAGACATTTTCTTTTCATTTTTACCAGCATCATTATTGACTTTAAAATCATTATTACCACGAGCACCAGAATCATCTGCTTGCTGTGCTGCTTTAATTCGTTCTACCTTAGCGGCATGGTCAGCAGCAGCTTTTGTTGGTTCATCTTCATTATACCCGCGTGCTTTGGCCGCAGTAATTAATGATAGTATACCATTTTCTATATCGGTCGAAATTGTATCACTATCACTTGTTACATAATCAGCAGCATCAATTTCACTAAGAATCTCATTCATTTCCTCTGTAGATATATCCATTCCAATTAATGTCGTAGCAATCTTCTTAGATATTATTTTTTGAAATTTCTTCGAAGGAATCTGCGAGCGTTGCTCTAAAAGCTTCTCAGATTCTGTTAATTTTTGTGTATCAGTCTTTAAAGAATAGCGTGTAGGATAAGCTATTACAGCTTTGTTTGTTGTAGGAATATATTCTTCGAAGATTGAAGCAATTTGTCGCTCGCCATTCTCTAGAATTAGGCCAATGGCACTAAGGCCACTTTCCAATCCACGTTCATCCATTTCCTTGGATTCGGCTGATGTATATTTTGATTTTACATTGGATAATGCAAGATTAATTAGTGTTCTAATATCATCTTTTAGATTCTTCTGCTTCTCCATTGAAGCTTGAAGCGGTTCTGGTGAAGGATGAATAAATCCAGGTGGATTAGCACCTTTAGGGTAAGCCATTCCTACTGTAGCACCTACTTCTAGTGTAGATTCTGATTCATCAGCATTTGCATTCTTTAAATGAGAACCTTTTAATTTGTCTTGCTCTTTGACGAGGAATGGATAATTAGCTTTTTGAGCATAACTAATATCAGAACTTTCTAAATTCATTAGAGCGATTTGATGATTAGCAATATCCTTTGTTAATGGTGAATCAAGTTCAAAAAGTGAGAATGGTATTCTCTTTAGATTAAGGAAATACTCTTCATCACTTTTTTCATTATTTAGATCAATTTGTTCATTGTCATTGTTATATAGTTTCACCATTATACCGCCATCGACTTTAATTAAAACACGATAACGATATGATAATTCTGAAGCAAAACCTAAATCATTGGTCTTGTAATAAGATTCTCGAAGTAATAATTTAGTAAATTCCTTGGTATGCTCCTGATAATTTATTTCCCAATTGAGAATATTCTCAGCAGTGAACGTATAAAGATAAGGTGTCGCCCAATCAGTATCAGAGATTGTTCTGAAACCATCTAATTTAGGCATATCGACATATACACCGACTTTACCAATGAATAACAATTCTGGAAGAACAACCGAGCCAATAAAATGATTCATCGAAGAACCCATTCTATCGACACCACCATTTTCTCCATTAATTACTTTTTGATAATCATCGGAGCCATCCATTCTAGATATGTCATGCATTCTTTGATAGATTGCATTCTTAACATCAATAATTGAGCCTTTGGCAAAGGCACATGAAGTTGAATTCTTTTTTCTGATTTCAAAATCTTCATTTGACTCTCTTGTTGAGAATCGTTGCAAATATTCATCGATGAACTCGTCACCACTATCCATAATGAAACGATATTTTATCCAATTTTCTAATTCTAAAAGATATTCTGGATGCTGTGATCCTTTAATTGATAATTCGGGTTTTATCATAAGAAAACCTTTATGTCTTCATTTGTTGTAAAGCTTGCTGCCAACGGCAATGCTATTTCATTATAGCAGCGAGCGTCAGCAAAGTGATCTGCACCAACTTTTTGATAATAACCTACAGTGCGACCAGCATTATTTTGCTTGTATCTTCGAACGAGACCTTTTTGTTGATCGCAGTATTCACTCTGAATATCTTTAGGAATAGCTATGCTATTATTATGAAATCTATTCAAAGCTACATCTAGCCACGCTGTTTTGTCTACAGATACTTGATGTTTTTCTTCATCAATTGAAATCATTCTTGATGATGAACTATTAGTATAAAAACATAATTTGACATGGCCTTCGAAATCCATTGCAAATTCATAAGCCAATCTACGCTCAGGTTGAGCATCTACAACCGCAGTAAGAATATTCCATTGATACATTAATTGTCCGAGTTCACGGAAATGCATAACCTTATCGGCATCTAATACATTGCATTCCGCAATCATATTAAGATCATTACCAAGCTTAGGAAACGTCCATTCAGCAATTTCATAGAAGATAAATGGTTCACCGACATCAGCACCCATCGTTATCCAACGATTTTGTGGTAATGGGTCCGATTTTGTTCGCGTACTACGTTCTTTTGCTTTTAATAGTTCGCTATCAGTTACACGGTGTCCTGGTGGGACATAAGGCAGGCCCATCTTCGAGTTATATAACTCTTGGGCCTCAAGGTTGTCACCCTTCGCTTTTATCGCAGAGATAGCGTGTCGCCAAGGCTGTGATTTATTAGCCGAAGAATATAATTGAGGGATATAAAATCCACGTCTCTCGCGATTTGCACTCTCTGTTTTTATCCATTTGCCAGTTTTTAAAAAATTGATTTTATCTTCATGATGTAATGTCCCTTTGCAGAGCGTACAAATGATATGTGACTTCTTTAGGTCGGGATCATTAACATCATCGGCAGTTATAACGAGGCTATCAGGGAATAGTAGTTCTGTATACTTTCCACAGCATGGGCATTTGAAGAAGAAATGGTCTTTTGTACTTTCTTCAAATAATTTACCCACACCGAAGTCAGGGGCGGTAGGGGTAGACAACTTGAAGGAACGCCAACTATCTTCGCCAATCTGACCATCAGTACGTGCATCTGCTAATGCCATATTCTCCATATTCATTTCGTCGTATTCATCATATACCATTAAGGATACTGGTAATGACTTTAGACCGGAACGACTATTACTACCGCGAATCCATAAGTTTGCTGAGCCTGCTCTTTTGTGGCCTACATTGGAATTAGAAAATAATGTAGATAAATGTGATGACAATCCTACCGCGGCATCGAAACGAGAACTACTGAAGTCCGAGGCATCTGGTGTCTTTGTTGGTAGAATGTATAGTACATTCTTTCTTTCGATATCGACATAGAAGAATGAAATATTTAAAAGTGCTTCTGTGAAGCCCATCTGGGCTGCTTTTAAAATCACTACCTCTTGCTCTTTTGCGTCATGGACTTCTTTTAACCACGGATGGTATTTAAAACGCCAAGGGCCTGGCAATGGTGGGCCCATTATACGATATTCTTCGGCCCAGCGGGAGGGCGTTTGTACCGCCCTCCTTCTGAGGCCGTTAGCAATCGTGCTTCTTAGAATGTTTTGAAGCTCATGCACCGTCAGCAACCATTATTACAATGAGCGGTTCGCGGTAACATGAATCGGGTAGATACTGGGTAGCTATTCATCGAATTTTACTCCAAGATATTTAAACGTATTTTCAGTCCATTTACTAAATACTACAGTCCATTCATTGAACTTCTTTTGATTTTCTATTATTTTGTCTTGTTTTAGTTTAATATGGTAATATCCATCTAAAAGCTTACAATTTTGATATTGTAAAGCATTTATCTGTTGATTGAGATCGACTTCAATACGAATTTTCTCTTCTATTAATCTATTACATTTAATATTTGTAATTGCTGTATTAAATATAATAATAAATGCTGCAAGCAGGATTATTAATACCTTATTCATCAATGATCTCCATAAATATTGCTATAAAAATTGAGTAAATACTGGAGAAAGTGACGATCGCAAAGGATATTATCACGAAATCCAAAATTGAAGAGGTTACAGGAAGAGCAAAAGCGAAGGCCAACCAGTGGCCTAAACAGTATGGACATTGTAGCACCTGTAAAGGTAGAATCTTCCTTAATGGTTTGAAGATGACGCTTTTAGTTATCGTCATAGAGATAGCAGCTACCGCTGCGGAGGCCAAAAATAAATAAGTTATCATAGGTCTGCAATATCTTCCAAATATTCTAATCGCCTATGTAATTTCATTAGTCGGCGTGAAAGCCATTCGACACGTTTTGATAGAAACCAGATTCGTAATGCTAAAATCATTGGTTAATCTCCGGTAAAATATTAAGATTTACTTTTACTTTGACGTTATTGCAATCAGTTTGTGGTTTTCTTTTTAATAGATCTAGAATCTTATCTTTAACCCTACTATTAAATTGGAATTGGCTCGCCCATTGTAACTTGAACATTGCCATCGAGTCTTTGATAGATTCGATTTTAATCTCAAAATTATAAAGATTCTTTTTAAATGATGTTAAAATCAAAGCAAAAGCTTTATGTTGAGCAGCTAATGATTTATGTTGCTCTTCTAATGAAACTAATTGTTCTTTATTGTTGCTGATTTTATCATCATAACTAATAATTTTAGAGCGGAGCCAATTATTCCAATCAATTTGATTTTTTACGCTTTTAGCGTATGCTACTCTTAGACTATTATGACTGTTCTTTAAAGAAGTATTCTCTTTCTTTAAAGAAACGCACTTATGTTCTAATGATCTAATATCTTGCATCATCTGAAAATTAAATGCAGCAACAAGTGCTACAATAAATATGAATAAAAAATATTTCATAGTGTATCGGCTCCTGTGAATCTTGCTATTTCGCGACCACGCTCAACAATAATTAGTGTAGGTACTTTTGTAACATGCCATTTCTTAACTAGCTCTGGCTCTGTTAAAACATTTACTCTTTGATAACCGTAGCGATTAAATCGCTTGGCTCGTCTAATAATAAGAGAGACTGTTTGATCTACTTCTTTATTAGGGTGATAAAAATAAATTAATCCAGTGAACTGTTCTTGGCAAAATGCTTGTCTACAGAAAATAACAAACTGTTCCTCGGACATGGCTCCGGTTCTTCGGTTAATTTCACTATTGCCTCTTGTAAGAATAACCGTGGGAAGAGCAGTAACATGGTACTGCCTAACCAAGTCTCTACGTTGATCCGCGTTAATAATCTTGATTTTGAAATCATCTTTGTATTTTTCTGCAAATTTTTTCACGTTGTGACAATAAGGACACCAATCAGCAACAAAAACTAGGACATCTGCTTTGGCTGTCGTCGCTAAAGCAAGTATAATAATTAACGCTTTTACCATATTACATAATCCTCTTCTGGGGCTTCAAAACCTTTGTATAATGTTAATGCATAACTATCACGATATTTTGATACTTGTTGGTCAATGTATTCGGCGTCAATCCAAACTGAACCATCAGGTTGACCATATGTCTTTGGCCCTCGGCCAAAGTTTGGTCCATGGCTATTAACAAGCAAGGCGCCTGGTCGTTTGCCGTCTTGCACTCCCGCTAGTAGCCAAGCGTGTGGCCATCGGCCTCTTGGTTTTACAAAACCATCTTTATCTCTTTGGTCGTCTTCAGCACCAATGTAACCACAGAAGACAATTGGATGTCCTGCTGCTACTGCATCACGCACTTCTTTAAATGAATAAACAGGTGCATAATCAAGAATTGGATGCTTCTTAGCTTCTTTTTGTAGTGGATCAGGAATGCCTTCACGATCCCAATATCTTACAGTCTTCTTAGAATAGGGCCGCAGGTCATAAGGCGGATAATTTATTCTTAACAAATTACCATATTGTTTTAAATATTCTACTGCCCAGCCACCATATGCACCCGCACTTGGCATTCGACCTACAATTTCTTTGCGACCGATTAGATTTCGGCAACCAGAATAAATCATATCTGTCGAAGAATCGGCTACATATTTTTGCTCCCTGCCGAAGTAGAAAATTTGGCAAGCAGTAAGAACATCTACCGCGGCTCCACTAGCTTGAGCAACGCAGTCACCCCACTCTTGGAAACGAGGTTTCCATGGCTTATTTCTTACAGAGGTATATGCCCTAATGAGCATCGCTACTTTTTCTTCGCCGAAGCCTTCAAGATTACCGCGTTGATAAACTGAAGGTAAAACCTTCGCTTCGTTTGGAATCCAACCAAAGAATGGCAGATTTTTTGGAAAAGCTAATGAGATTTTTGGAAGAAAAAATGGCAGTGCAGCAGCTTTTATGAAATCTCTTCGTTTCATAGCTGATCTCCAATCATTTATGCTTTCCTTAGAGCACCAGCGACATACAACCAAAGGTTAATGTGGTCTTCTAAGCTTTTTCCTTGGTAATTTTGCTTACAATAATTACTTAGGTCTTTGAGAAATGGCTTCCATTGCTCGTAATCGTCGCCAAGAGCAGCCCTGTTACTTATTGAAGAGAACCGTATTAGTTCAGCGACCGAACTATGCTCTTTGACAGTAGCGAGTTGGAAAGCGTTAGCCAAACGATGGGCATCATCTTTAGTATAACCTTTGGGAAGCCATGATTTTACTAATTTGTCAAAAGCAGAATTAGAATTATTATTATTTTTACTTCCTACAATAATTTTATGTACGACAAGCTTAACTTGATTTCCTTGAGAATAGGCACAAACGAAAATATAGCTTCCTTTTTCCTCAGCACTAAAGATCAAAGTGCGACCGCTATTAATTAGCTTGTAATTCTTAGTCTCTGGGAGAATTTGCCATGCCCAGGCATCGGCATCAGGTGCTGTAAGCTCGACAAGCTCGCCTACACTCGCTGTTTTAACGAAGTCTACTTTGTTATCAAGAGACTGAAAGTCATTGGCTGCAAATAATACTGCTAGTGCGACTGCAAGAGCAGCAAGTGGCGTTGATTTTATAATCGTCTTTTTCATTTGTTGATTGTTACGTTTAAGTGCCTGTTTTCTTTAGGAATACTATCAATAATGTCTTCATCTGTTTTTACTGTTTCTTTTAGGAAAAGCTTGGCTACCGGGGAATCGGTAACAAACCGAAGTAGCACGTTGACGCCACCAATAATGGCCGCTACGGCAGCTGTTAGAGCGGGATGCTCCGCGACTACACTACTTTGGCTCATGGCGGTTACACCGCCGATGACCATCGTTAAAAGATTGACCCAAATTGTTTTAGAGAGATACCATTGTTTCATAGGTTCACCTTTGCTAATAGTTTTAGTTTTAGACACATTCTTTAATTATTGTATAATATACCCTTTTTAGCGACAAAACAACCCATTAATTGTGCTTCATCCTCTATCTGTGATAATTTAACATTATGTTTAAATCCTTGCGGGCTATCTGCTTCATATTTTTTTAATTTTTTCCATAATTCAGGGTAATTTTTATATAAAACATGTAATGACTCTTTTGATTGTTTTGGGCATAACCAACAGCCAGTACGCTTAAAATGTGATAGTGGATGTGGAAAACCTTTTCTAACTAGGTATTTAAAGCAATCCTTCTCTGAATATCCCCATTCGCATAGAGGGAACTTGTAAATATTGGATCGAGACTTATATTGTTTTGCTAATGTTCGCTTTTCTTCAGTTTTTGTGATTCCAATATATACGCAATTTCCAGACCCTTGAGCCTTATCTAATAGCCTTATTTTAGCCTCACGAGACCACCAACATGGTGTTATAGCGTAAGGAAAACCTCTTATTATGCCCTTTTTAACACCTCTAGTAAATACACCATAGAACCAATGATCCCAAGTATTTTTAGGTTTTAATATGGTAATTGGTATTTTAATATGATTTTCAATCTTTTTTATGTACTCATATAACTCTGGAAATTCTAGTGTGGTATCACAGAATATAATTTTATCTATTTGTATGCCTTTTTCAATTAGCAATAATAACATTGCTGTAGAGTCTTTACCGCCACTAAAACTAACTATATTTTCCACTTAAATTTTCTCCATGGCGGCAAAGAAATCTTCGCCAATTGCGTCCAGTGTTTCCGGGTTTTCGATATATCTACCAATAATTTCTATCATAAGCTGAGCGAACTGAATAATCTTCTCTTTATTCAAAGTATTACCGAGCTTATCTTCGAGTTTATTCATCGAAGATACAACTTTTTCTACTTTGATTATAAGATCAGAGATTGGGCCTGATATTAAAAGCAAATCATGCTCGTCTTTACAGAACTTGATTTTTTCTTCAATTAGCATTCGTAGTAATGCTACTTCATCACGGAGCGAATTAATGCCATCAGAATTTCCAAGTTCTGCTGCACGTGCATGGAATTTACCTAAGCGATAATTTTTCATCCGCTCTTCCTTATTTCTAGCGGCGGCCTTATGGCCGCCGTGGCACATACAGAATTTACTGCCTTCGACAGCTTTATTTGGGCACTGTCCTTGGGCGGCAGAAGCCTGGCATCGATTAGGATCATCTTCCGGAACTTTTTCCCACTTATATTCGTCGATTTCTTTTACCATTCTTTGATCCTAAGTTTGGCCTGATTTTAAAATCACACGATGCCGTCCACTTATACTATCCTGTTTTCATGGAAAACAGGTAAATTATTTTAGGATTTTCGGTGGTCCAAAAGTGCGATCAATTATTCGATGATTTTAAAATCAGAAATATTTTTTCTGAAAATATTTTTTCTGAAAGTCATTGATAAGTAGCTGGACGTTTTTGAAAGTCCTGGGGCGCCACCCAGCAGAGGGGTGAGGTACTTGGTGCAATAATTAAAACCCTCCCTCCCGTATCGTCGAATCTCTGATTGTAAAATCACTGGACACTTTGGCAATAAGACTCAGTGATTTTATAATCATTGGCCTCTGCCTCTGGCCTCTGGCCTCTGGCGTGAGGCGTGAGGTGTGAGGCGTGAGGCGTGAGGCATAAGATTCTATGGCCTTAGCTTCGACGCTAACGCGATTACAAGCGGCGGGCCATATGATACGTCAAGGGGCGCGGGGAGCGGGGCGCGGGGAGCGGGGAGCGGGGAGCGGGGAGCGGGGAGCGGGGCGCGGGGAGCGGGGAGCGGGGAGCGGGGCGCGGGGAGCGGGGAGCGGGGAGCGGGGAGCGGGGAGCGGGGAGCGGGGCGCGGGGAGCGGGGCGCGGGGAGCGGGGCGCGGGGCGCGGGGCGCGGGGAGCGGGGCGCGGGGAGCGGGGCGCGGGGAGCGGGGAGCGGGGAGCGGGGCGCGGGGAGCGGGGAGCGGGGCGCGGGGAGCGGGGAGCGGGGAGCGGGGCGCGGGGCGCGGGGCGCGGGGAGCGGGGCGCGGGGCGCGGGGAGCGGGGAGCGGGGAGCGGGGAGCGGGGAGCGGGGAGCGGGGCGGTTAGCTATTCAGGAACGCCTCCCACGCCTCCGGCGTACATGGTTCCTTGATTCGGTCGAGCCAATCTAGCGACGTGCTTTGCACCTCCCAGCCATCGGCTTGGATTAGCTCCAGGGCAAGGGCGAGGTTGTGAAGGGGGACGTCGAATGTTCGGTTAGTTGTTTCACGGTTCGCGTCAATGGTCACTCTTGTAATCATCACAGCACCATCTTTCTCTTAGTGGACAGAAGCGAAACGGCCGCGAACAACGCGATAACAATCATGGTCAGTACATAAGTTTCGGGTGTCATAACATCACCTCCCTTTCTACTTGAATCTTACCATAGATTCGAGGATTGTCAAGGGAAAATCGGGGACAAGCGTTTGTAGCTCGGATAGCCAGTAATCCGCTTCAGACAAGTCTCCGTTTCGTCGATAATCGATGATCGTTTCGATGAAATCGGCGACACTACGCGAGCCGGGGCAGTAGCAAAAATCTGCCCATTGGCCTAGGCTCGCTTTCAATGCTTTGCGTTCGTGTCGATTCATGGCTCTTTCCCTTTCTACTTGAATCTTACCACGGGGAAGAAAGAAGTCAAGGAAAAATCTGGAAAAGATTTTCGGAGGTTCGGAGGTTCGGAGGTTCGGAGGTTCGGAGGTTCAAAAAAGAATTACAGGGTGAGTTGGATTGAGAGGATGATTGTCGCCGGGATATCCGTAATCTGCCGGATACCATGCTGCGATTGCATTGTCCTCCATTACGGTAACTTCTTTATCCAATTGATCTTCTGTCAATCCGTTAAGTTTGTCTCGCAATTCTCGGTATGTCATTGTAGTTACCTTTCAGAGAAACATCACCAAACCAGTAAGGTTCGGCGGTGGGGTAAACTTTCGATTTTTGGTTTTTTGAGTTTTTCTCTAATTTATAGGTTTTTGATTATATAATCAAACTGGCCAAAACTGACTATATACTCAAACGACAAATAGCCCGCCATGGTTCGCCATGACGGGCTATCTGATTTTTGGCGAGCCTAGGCGGCCGCCTCTTCGTTGACGGCGTCGGCCATATCCATGGCCTTGACAACCATGGCATTATAGTCGTCCTCCCCGAGGTACTCACGGAGAGCCTGGACCACTTTGACGGCCTCTTCGCCTTCGGTGATTTTCCGATCGATCGACGCAAGGTCAGCCGTTCCCTGTTTCGTCGATGCGAGCAAAGCTTGTTTCAACAGCACACTGTCCATGGCCTGCGCCCGTTCCTTGGCGTCCTTCGCCGAAAGGGCCTTGCCGGCCGTTTCCGGCGACTCGGCTTTTTCCTTGGCGTCGTCGAAGATTTTCTTCCACGCCGCTTGGAGCAGTGGCCCGGACCCGTCCGAGTATTCGAGAAACTCCTGATTGTACGATTTGTACAACGTGGCGAGATGGGACCAACGCAACGGCGTGGAGTTGGCGTCAGCACAGTATTTCCTCATCTCGTCCTGAACGAAACGGGGGAGCCGGGCCAAGTTGACCCGCGGCTGGACGAAGCTACGGTTCGGCTTGCCCTTGTTCTTCCCCTTCGTGTGAAAAAGCCCAAGGTGGATTGCGATTTTCTCTTGACTATCGCCAAGAGCCTGAACTAGTTGCTGGATTGCCAGGAACATGCTCCATTCGTCGAGCGGTTCGCGGTCCTCGTCGGCCCCATGATCGATTCGACGAAGAATCTCTTCCTCTTGCGTCAAGCCCGTGCAAACGATTGCCGGGATTTTTCCGGACGGAAAAAGCTCGGCATAGGCAGTGGGGTCATTGTCCCGAAGCCATTGGCTCGCGAGCGAACGACGATTCCCGACCAAAACCTTGTACTTGCCGTCATCCTGTTGCGAGACAACGATGGGGTGGTTGCGTTTGAAACCATTTCGGCGGATTTTGTCCACCATCTCGGGGATTTTCAGGCTCGGCCCTTGGCGGGGGTTGTCCTCGAAATGAAGGAGATCGATTTCGACGTTTTTGTTCTTTTCGGTACTCATAGTCAGTTTTCCTCTTGTTACAAAAATAGTAGTGAACGTAAAACGCTAGTAAGTCTATAGGCAACTCCTCAATTCTGCTAGGCAACGAACACCGGCGAGCCGGTATTCAACAGTCAAAAATCCATCCGCTTCGCCGATGATTTTAATATCGGTAGGATTTCCGTTGGTTAGTTTCCTAAGTTTGTCGAGAATCATTGTCTTTCCCTTTCGGTAGACTATCTGGCAAATCGTCTCGCAGATTCCATTGCGGCCCGAATGTTTTTGGCACCAACTGGATTAGCAGAATGTATGCTATAATTGGGCCATTCGATAATGCCGTTGTAAACAGCATCTTCGATGAAACGTGCTACATCATAACCGGTTTGAGGTGTCCCAAGATCATGGTCGAACGAAATAAACTCAACCTTATTGGTAGAGATTAGGTAGCAAGCGTCTCGGGCAGTAGTACAATGTACATGGCCCGGCGGGGCAGGGCGAATATCGTCAAGCCAAATTCTCATGATCTTACCTTTCGGTCGGTCGGTCGGTCGGTCGGTCGGTCGGTACTTACATTATACCTTGCAGCCCGGCAATGTCAAGACAATTCCGAGAATTTTTCTCAACTCGTTGTTATCGAAGCTTTTGAGGTGAGCCCCACCACGAAACAGTCTCACTTCCTTTATGTTAAGAATCCCGAACAATGCCACCATTTGCCTCAATACTTGTTCGGGCGTACGGCCCTCGAAAGATAAGTCAGTTGATTGCATAACAAAATCTTCGAGATCATCGGACCACGCCCGATACGTTACCTTAGTAGTGAGCATAAAATCATTCTCCCAATTGTAATAAAATCAATATCGGCTCGGCTCGGCTCGGCTCGGCTCGGCTCGGCTCGGCTCGGCTCGGCTCGGCATTACTCTATTATACCATGGCGATTGGCCATGTCAAGAGGGAAAACAAAAATTATTTTGCCGATGATATTGATTTTATTGCATACCTAAGAAAATGATTTTAGTATCGAGGGTTATAACGATTATAATGATTCTAATGATTCTAATAATCGCGTGTACAGAAGATGATATGTCGCCTACCGCGCCTATACTTACGCTTAAAAGTACATCGCCTACCGCAACCACACTCACGCTTAAAAGTGCACTAACTTAAAACAATTTTAAAATCAATGAATAATGATCGTAATTATGGACCATTCAAGGATCAATCCTAACGACCCGATAGGTTCGACGACTCCTAACACTAGACACCTACCGTAAGGCCCTGAGAGGCCATCTCTCGGACTCTCAGAGCCATTTCCTCGGACTCCTACCACCGAATCCGACCACCCGACAACAGGACGCAAAACGACGGTTCCAACCTATATAAAAGTCTATACTGGTTTCCATCGTCCTAAGTCCAATCATAGCAAGACTTAACCAGAAGACCGTAAATACAGGCCACTAAGTCCCTTATACGTAATTATATTTATTTCTTATTTTCCCCCTATATAGAAGACTCTAAAAAGTAGTATAAAGTAGTAAGGTCAATGGAGCCAAGGACTTAGGTTGTCAGCACCCTGTATATCACTTGTATAGTCAACATTCCCGCTTATTTATCACCATTCTTGTTACCATTTGTAAGTAGCTGGCATTATTAGACTTCGAGCAATTACAAATAACTCCAATAAAACTAGCCAACATTCCGAAAAACATTTTTCCATGAACACTCGTACACTACCCAAGTGTATCATAATTGAACACTTTTTGTAAATCGTTGCTATCAAACAACTTAACGATTTTGCCAAAAATTTCCACTTCTGTTGCCGCGATCGACAATCCTGGTATTGGTCCAAATCCACGATCACTTGATTTTAGTATCAAGATACAATTTTGTTGTTCAATATCTCGATCAATTGTTCTTTGAATTTAATATCATAAACGATTTTATCATCATCCAATTGTACAGATCATTAATTCTTCATTCTCTAAACAAAACTTATGTGTATATTTAGTAATATTTAAGAATGTTTAGCCTTTGATGAATATATGATCCTCATTTATCTCTTCAAAGTATGTCAATTCCATCATAAGTTACTCCAGGAATGAACCAATGCATCGCCAATGTCTTCCATATTGTGAACTGTTAATTCTTTTAACTCAAATGTATATTCCTGACATAATTTTAAAATCAAGTTGTTACCATTTTCCACAATATCATAGATCCAATAACATTTACCTTCATAGTATATTAAATCAGTGACTTTTAATTTATTTGCTCTCATTTTAACATCTTTAAAATAGCCGCACCAACGGATGATAATCCACCAGAAAAATATAATATCACAACGCAGACCGCGATAATCGCTAGACTCATGAAGCTCCACTTCCTATGACTCGCAAGCTTCGTTCGTAGCTTTACCATTGTCTGCCGTTGCTTCCTGAACTTATCAAGGAATGTTGTCCTCTTATTATCAGTTACTCTACTATCGCTAACGCTAGTAGAATCAATACTATTGCGGCGAGCATCCAAAGCATCACGAATCCTTTTAAATAGCTTCATTTTACTTCTCCGATTCTTCTTTTACTTCTCCAATTACTTCGAACCACCGGCAGCGGTATTTATTACCAGCTTGGTGAATCTGATCTAATTTCGTTCTTACGATTATAATATCATTACTCCAGTATCTTGCACTTTTTATATCCTTACAGATATACAATCCGGGATGGCACTCTGTATCACTCGTAGAGAACACATCAGCAGAATAGTGACGTCCCACTCTATAATAATCAATGTGACCAGCTTTACGATCGCGATAACCAATAGCATAACCATTGACAATCTCGAAACAATTTGGTATATTACATACATTATTGGGATCAAGGCAGGTACCAGTTAAATCTGTTTTATAAAAATTAATACCTTTTAAATTAGTTTTACTTAAATTGGCGCCAGTCAAATCTGCACAAATTAAATCAGCGAAAATTAAATTAGCATTTCTTAAATTAGCATTTCTTAAATTCGCATTTCTTAAATTCGCATAAGTCAAATCAGCATAAGTCAAATCAGCATAACTCAAATCTGCACAAATTAAATCAGCATAACTTAAATTAGCACCACATAGATTGGCTCTATTTAAATTAGCATCACATAAATTAGCTTTATTTAAATCCTCATTACTTAAATTAGCGCCACTGAGATTAGCGCATCTTAAATCGGTACCACTGAAATCAAATCCACTTAAATTACCTGAGCATACAAATCTCTTTCCGGGTTTACCATTTAGCCACAATTGATGCTGCCTCATAGTCTTTTTCATAATTTTCTCCGAAAGACATAGCCATCAGACTTATCGGGATATAACTCCGATAATATCTTCGTTGCAATCCAGCCCCACGATCGTGCCAATTCTAAATACTCCGATTCTTCATGTAGCACCGTGACCGCGGGCTTCTTCAAATTGTTAATAAAATCCTTGTGCAATTTCCACCCCAAACCATTTCTTCGAAATAGTGGATGAATACATAGCTTAGCTAGAAAGATCGTATTCTGTTGCTCTTGGAAGCAATAAAACCCGTATACATGCTTGCTATCGGCTAGTACACGGAATGTATATTCATTGGCTGTCTTCCAACCTTCATCATACCATGGCCAGTAATAACTTTTAAAATCAATGCTCTTCAGTTGATCCAGATGTGGTTCCCAAATTGAGGAGATTATCATAACGTTTTTGTTCCTCCGATACTCGCATACAGCATTGACGGTAATAGGCCAATCGTTCTCTAATTATCTTTAGCATCGCTACTCTAGCATCATGTCTATCTTGGTATACTTCCGTTTTAATACGATGCTCTTTATCTCCCTTGGTAAAGACCGCATAATCTTCATCTTTTTCACACTCCATTACAATAAATGTAAGACTCTTAGGATCGACGATATTTGCATAAGGCATTGAATTTTTTCTCCAGTTGGTATAATAATAATTTAATGTTGTCTAATTCATCAGATTCATAAGTAGGTCTTAAGACATCCTCAGCTTCAGATTTCGTTTTGAACGGATTATGTACATGATATTCATTACCATCATCGCATCTTATAGTGCAAAAACCTGTATATCTCCTTATAATCTTGCCACTTCTTTTCCAATAAATAGTACCTCGGAGTGTGCTTTAAAATATAATGGCTGAATGATTGTAAAACTACTTGTTTCCCAACCATTGCCAAGTAATTTCCAACACTCCATTATATTTTGACCAATAACAATGGCCACCATATCATTTTGATCTAATTTATAAATATACTTCATTCAGAAATACTCCTAAAATCTTCGTCCTCCGACTCATCATGGTCCAATATCTTACACCGTGCCAATGACTCTTCCTTCGTCATATCTTGGAACACATGCTCATTGATAATAGCATCCCAGACATTAGTAATATTCTCAAGCAGAGCAAATTGGAAATCAGGACTAATACGGCAACGATGTGTAGCAAAACGTAATCTACTGGCCGGACCACAAATCTGATCAATTCCTACAATAAGCTGATCGCTTCCGACAGCCTCGCCAAGCAGCCACCCGTAAATTGCCAACTGACTGGCCCATCCTTGATCGCCTTGTTCGAGGAACATTCCTGCATTGATTTCAATTCCGTTCTTAAGAAATGGCACACAGTCCTTGTGCTGCTTGACCTTATCTCCGTCTCTTAGTTTGAGATAGCCCTTCATCGGCGATTTCAATGCTTTGGCGCAATAGCCATTCACCTTCCAATCATAAATAACGCGGGCACCTTCCTTGTTCAAGAAGAAAACATCAGGTTTTCCTAGTAGTGGTACACCTTCCATTTCTCCGCGTACATCGAACTCGAACCTCGGCGGCCCAATGGCTTGTCCTAGCTCTAACATAAGATCAGCGAGACAACCATTGCTCTTATATTGATCGAATACGCGTTGCCCATGACGCCAAGCCCAATCCCATAATGATTCTTCGACTTGCGATTCAAAGAGCGTCCGCAGATCGTACTTTGGATCGGCACCTTTTCCAAAGAGCTTCTCATGGAGATAACTCTTTACAAAAGCATCGAATGCCGATCCAATGGCCATGGGCTGTGTTTGTGGATCACGTGCTTTCTTATTATCGGATAGATATCGTTGATAAAATAGCTCTACATCGTCATAGAATAACTTCACACTTGTTGGTGATAAATATTCTGGTACTCTCATAGTTCAATTTTATCTCCTGATTTTAAAATCTTTACTGTATCATGATGATACTCAAGAAAATAGTAACCATGACCTTTTTCACAATATTTTCCAATGGCAACTAAATGAGCGCCATATCGTTGCACAACTTTTCCTTTATATTGACCAGATATAACTAATGCAATATCGCCATCATTCATATCATTAATTGATGCTTCTTTATCTTGAAATTCTACTTTCATAATATAATTGTATCTCCTGATTTTAAAATCTTTACTTTCATATCGTCACATGAGGGCTTATTAAAGAAATTAGTCCATCCATCACCTTTATTTTTACCAATAGAAATTAAATGACTTCCATATCGTTGAACTACTCTGCCTTTATGATATCCTTGTGTAACTAAAGCTATATCTCCATCTTCCATAGCCAATGGAGATATTTCTAATTCTTGAAATTTCACTTTCATTTTTTACTCCACATAGTCCTCATAGATTGTTAATACAGTTTCACCAATAATAATGTCACCATACTCTGCAATAAAATCCATTAATTCTTCCGAGGAATTAATATCAATACACCAGCAAGGCTTAGAATCAAGGTCTCTTTGAATTCCATTATCCGTGACTTGATGGTTGGTGCCTACATCTAAAAATGACTCTCCAATCTCCTTTTCATACTCTTCAAAAGACTTAAAACTTCTATAATCAACTGGAGTATATTCTCCACAATAAGCTTTATCGCATGGTTTCTTATTATAATCGCTGGCTCTTGTGATTGCAAATTTCATAGCAATTCAAAATCTACCTCACTGCACTCGAAATAGATTGTCTTCTGTTGCAAATCATCCTTCAACGATCGAACTACGTTCTTGAACTCTGTGACACGATAAGTCGGAATAGTTACAACAACTGTAAATCCAGGCTCAATTTGTTCATTGTAATAGCCGGTGGATTCTCCAAAGGTATAACCACCAAATAGTCTTCCAAGTGCTAATAGAATCTCATCAAGCTTAGTTGCAGCGATTCTCGTGCCATTATTATAATTACGGGGCAGCACAATTGTGCAGCGACTATAGCTACTATTCTTCGCTGCCTTTGCATTCAGATACTTCATAGTTTCAAGACCGTGCGCCATTTGCTTCTCCTTTAGTTATTAAAATCACCTTGGTCATAATCTTCATCATAATAATCTTCATCTTCATCATACTCATCCCAATAATAATTATAATCATAATCGTCATAATCATAATAGTCATCCATCGATCTTCTCCACCACATGCGCTGTTTTAATTAGATTATGATCAGCACTTTCTTTGGCTTTTTGCTCTGATTCATGTATAATTGTTGTATCTGGATAAATATTGATCCAATACTCCAATTTCTTGATTTTATAATCGTTGCAATCCCAATTCCATGATGGTTCTTGGCCACTATCTTTTCTCCAACTAAAATTACCACAAATAATCGTCGCTCCATCGAGATACGCTTGCATTACCTTAATCTTCTCTTGTGTCGTCATTGATCCCTTTCTTAAATTCCGAGATTCCTTGACCAATTGAACGCATAACCTCTGGTAATCTTCTACCAAATAATAACAAACCAATCACACCAATAACAATCAATTCTGTTGGTCCTATTCCGAACACTATACCAATTCCATTATTACAATCTCACTTGCACCATAAACAGTCAGTTGACCACACTCTTCACATTTATACTTCCGTGCATCGGGCTCACAATTATAGTGCTCCGCACCACACTTAATACAATCATCTGCCCAGGCTGCTTCGATAACTTGATCTGCGTCTAGCATTGTTCGTACACCAATGTAATTACATGAAGGTTACGGTCCTTATGATAATAGACTGTAGCATTATTACTATTTTTAGACAAAAAATCACTGATCTCTTCATGTGTCGGATCAGCCGATCTCATTGTTATCTTCTTTTTTAAATCCCTTGCCGCTGGAATCATCTTCCTTTTTCCAGCCACAACAAACTTAATATCATTGCACATGCAGTGATAATCAACAAATCCTGGAATCGTAAAATCAATATATACGCGATGAATATCATCCTCAAATTTATAATATACACTATTGACAAATTCTTTTTTCAATCTCTTTAATATTTTATTATCGAATGACGGCGCTTTTATACTTACAAGATAACTATCATTGCGTACACCACTTGGAAAATCTTTAATTAATTCCCATACGTTATCTTTTAGTTTTGTAAATCCATTAGTTGCTATATCACTACATATACGCCACATATCACCATGACTATCTTTAACGATGTCGCCAATTTTAAAATCAAGTTCTACATGAAGATAATATGTACGTCCTAGTACATAATATCTGATTGTCTTGTTTTTATTGGCCTCTAGAAATTCATGCAATCTAAGGATACTATAAGCAGTAAAATCATAGCGGTCAGTTCCTACACCTTTAAGCAATTTTATATTATAATATTTTGCTAATTCAGCTAACATAACTTCTCCCAAACCCATTCATGTAGTACAAAGAACAACGCTTTAATAAAGAACATAGCAATATTAAAAATCAAACATAGTCCAAAATTCCCGAAGACGAACCACGATAATAAGAAAATCAATATTGCTGAAAATATCTCCCATGAGACAGCTTTATTCATCTGGATACTGCTTCCAAAATTCCTGCATTGCATAATAATGACCATCCCAGTTGTCTACTCCAGCATCTTGTAGACATTGTAGTAGGAAATTGTTCTTAATCAGGTCTTCATAATGGTCTCGGTCAACAGTTATCTTACACATAGTTTCATGCCATTAAAAAGGTCATCATAATTACTTCTGCCATCGATAAATCTAACTAAGTCTTCAGCATAATTAATAATCAAACTAATGCCTTTCAGATTCAACGTATCAATCTTATCACTGCTCTTGTGATAGTGCCTATGCAGTCCAGTATGCAGACAGATGATTTTAACACCTTTATTAAAGAATGAATCACTGTCCGAGCCAAATGAGCCTATTCTAAAAGTAATGTCACTAGCAAATGGATACTTTTTAAATGCTTTTCCTAATGCCGTATCGACGCTATCTTTTTTCATGATTTTAAGATGGCCAATCATATCAGCATTAATCATTACCTTTGTCTTTTTCAAAGGGAAGATCGGATTCTCGCAATAATAAGCTGATCCATATAGTCCTTGCTCCTCTCCTGAAAAGAAGGCAAATATAATTGTGCTTTTATTGCTCTTTATTCGACGTGCTAGTTCTAATACCAATGCACAGCCCGAAGCATTATCATCAGCACCTGGCGATCGTGGCACAGAATCATAATGAGCACCAATGATTATAACTGTATTATCACCTTTCCTTATTCCGAAGACGCTATTGACACGTCCCTGTTTAATAAGAAATGATTGTACAACTACTTGTAACTTATCCTTTTTCAATTCCTTGATTATATAATCTTTGGCAGCATCATTATGGCCAGTAACTCTCGGAGTAGCAGCTAGAATTTTAATATCATCATTGGCAAAGGTAAATGCTGTTACCAATAATAATATAATTACTAAAATCAGTAACCTTACACGCCTCCAGAATCTTATTCTTTGATTTACCTTACGTCTTAATGACCCATCCATTATTGTATCAATGTTACCTAAAACTTTCTTTTGATATGGAGTTAATTCGGTATTTTCAAAATCAGCAAACGGACTGTTCTTTTGTCCTAAATACACTGCTGTTTCATCAATATACACACCATTATTTAATCCATTATCTTTGATTATACTGCCGCCATTTTCAACAATCTTCTTTTCCCAATCATGGCAAAATGGATCAATCTTACTCATTATGCTTCCTTAATCACGGCAACAAAGAACCAAGCTATCGCTACACATGCGACAATTGCTTCTGGCCAACCCATTTATTTCTCCTTAAAATACTGTGATATTACAATCAATAAAAACCCACCAACAAGTCCACAACAAATATAAAGAACCATAGTATCTCCTTATTGATCCCAGTAATCAAATAATAAAATTACTGGTAAGCACCATATTGGTGAACTTAGTATTATAATAATTAAGACTTGACATGTAGTTAAAAATGCTTTATATTGCAATTCTGTATTTATAAAACAACTACATATAAGTAAACTGCACACAATTAATACAATAATTGATATTATAAAATATTTCACTCTTCCTCCAAAGGTAGAATATTATTATTTCCAATAACCATATTTACTTGTCCCTCCGAGAACCCTACAATCGATGCCTCATATACTGTCACACCATATTTTCGTAATTTTGATGAAATTATGTCTTTCAGTTCGCGATCAACCAATAGATGATTTCGTAGAATAAAGTCAAACCTATGATTTTTAATAACACGGGCAGCAGCTATTGACGTGACATCAAAAACAGTGTTCGCATGATCCCAGGTCTTGGCAATAGCTTTTAACGGATCAGAGATTCTATAGACAATTACTGGATTAGCTATAACTTTTATACCATCCAATGTCGTCAAGTTCAATGGAGGTATTGGATCGGATTGCCGCTCTTTCGCTACAAGTTGTATTTCAGTAACAAATGGCCAGTATACATGTAGTCCCGGCTCCAAACGCACTGCGTCTTTTCCTCGGACAAACTTCACTCCACCGTGTGTTGATCTTACAATCAATAGCCTCGGAATCAAACTACCAAACCAATTGATTAATTCACCGACCCATGAGAATAGTCCCTCCATTATTGTTGTTCCATTAGTGAAACGAATTCATTTATTGTAAGATGTTCAGAATATGTAATACCTACTCTAAATATACAAATACCTTCTGAATTAATTTGTACTGAGGCCATGTCATCCTTGCCAGCCTCATTTTTTAAAAACTCTACAATTTTATTTAGGTGGTCTTCCATTATTTTCTTTCAGATATAGTAACTTCTAATTCTATTTCGTCACCATCACCGTTCTTTAAAATTATATTAAATGGCTTATCGAGTCTTACATGACCTGATTCCATAATCTCTAATAGTATTTGATTCCAGTCGTTCATAGCTTCACTCCACAGAATGGACAATAATTGATTATGATATCTGGATAAATTGTGTAAAACCCATTTGTAACAGCTATAACTAATTGGCTACAAAAGTTATCAAAATTTTCACAACAATATTTATTCAATAGGATACCTCGCTACAATATTCGATGTATGTAAAGGTATACCATCGGCATCAAAGAAGAATAAGGCTGGTCTTCCAATATCACAAATATAATAGTCTTGTATTTTGTGTTCCTCCATATCAAGCATCCTACACTCTGGTTTACCACTTTTCAGTTGAACGATTTTACCATCAGTATAGTACAAATGCCCAGATTTAGTTGCAAAATAGCCTTTGAATTTCATTGTAGCCTCGTTGTATCCACGTCTGATAAATAACTGTTCAATCTTTTATTACTTGGGTATGCTCTAGCGTGTCTAAATACAGCATCAATTAATGCAGATACTGCAATAGGTGTTAAATGTATTTTTTGTTCTTTTGTTCTTAGTACAAATTCTCTTCCAAATTTGCCTTCAAATTCTTCAACATGCAACCATAGTGAGCCACCTAGATGCTTATTCATTAAAATCCTC